TTATGGAAGCGAAATTTCATCTGTGGAGTAGACCTCATCTATGACCGAATCTGAGTACACTTCTTCCATTACAGGTGTATTATGCGAATCTAGCATTTGTAACTCAGTGGTTGTTGATTGTTCCTGCTCCAAAGCGCAGCCGCTAAGCATAATAATAACGCTCATGCTCATCCCCACTACCACATACCAACTCTTAATCTTCGGCATATCACACCACTTCCTTTTTGCGAATGGATATACCAAGCATTCTAGACTCTTTTACCCATGTTTAAACCTAGATTCCTCAGGATGACGCTTATTCACCTCAAAAGTATTGACACCTACCCAAAGGGCTGATATGATTGAAAAAGTCTTTGGAAAACAAGAGTAGATAGATAAATTACATATTCTGATCTGTTAGCTCAGCGGGAGAGCACTATCTTGACAGGGTAGGGGTCACTGGTTCGAATCCAGTACAGATCATCCATATCACACTCATTAAACCCTTATTATATAAGGGTTTTTTCTTTTTATACGATCCTGAGAAGAGCATTCAAAATAGAATATTTTTGAACTTGGGGACGGATTGGGGACGAAATTTTGAGGTGAATTTCATACAATAGGGCAATCATATGGGAGAATCATGAAGGAGTCATAAGCTCGTTGTCGAAGTTTATATTTGAGGTGACTTATTATATGAAGAATGAACTACATATAGCTGCAGGAAGTAATCAGGTAGTAACTATAAAGCTCCATAGTGACGAGGTAATCAACGGAGTGGCGGAAGTATCTACTGATCCCGAACGTGCTAAGGTGCGAACTACTAAGGGTCCTGTATGGATTCCTTACAAGGATATAGAAAACATACACCGTATTGCTCAGATACTACATTAGAAGAGATCACATTGGCGTTATGCCTTCGTGGTCTTATTTACTGCTTTTCCTTACCTTAACACAAAAAAAGACTCTACCAGTTTATATACCAGTAGAGCCTTTTGTATGTTATTAAAAGGGGTTATCTATATATTAGAGGATGAACCTTAAAGGGATATTATTTTGAAGTTAGAATAGATAAAAGCTCCGTTAGCTGCATATTATTCTGCTAGTCACTAATACATTACACGCATTAGGTTCTAATTCTAGAAAGCATTAAGGTATATAGTCGTTCCCCAATTAAATATTTTAATTTTTGTTTATTTCTGTAGAATGCATTCTCAATTATATCTGGTCTTGAGACTATTAAAAGTTCTAACATTTTTTTTAATATCACAAAAGTTTTAGTGATAGTTGAAGATAAAGTATCCTCATCAAAATCATCGTTATTTATGATATCTACATAATACATTTGTACAGTTGTTTTTGCCTTTGTATTACTGTGAACATATAAACAAGATTCATCGTATTCATTCGCAATAAAATCTATAATAATTTGACTCTCCACAGTATTTCCATACTTTTTTTTCATAGATCGAAAAAGTTGATTAACCCCCATTTCATCATTATCCTCAAGATCAAGCATTGAACGGTGATAGTTTTCAATAAAGGATCTAAAAATATAATGATACTGCCTCACTGATGTGCCAGTCAAAGAATGTAAAATAGATATAATATCAAATATCAAACTGTTTTTATAGTGACTATCTTCATGATTATTAACTATCGATTTCATAGCGATAATATACTTAACAACCGCCTGTAATTCAATAGTATTTGGAAATTGTTTTGTCGACTGTAATAAAGAAAGAAATTTAACTACCTCTTCCTTTATTTCTTCCAGGTGATCAACCTTTTTAACCAACTCTACCATTTTCAAAGCCCTTCAAGCCAAGTTTTCATTTTATCGTTGGCATCTTTCTTTTTTGGTTTCTTTTTCACACTAGAAATATTATCTAAAGTAGTTTCAGTATTATTTTTATTTAGGTACTCTATGATTCTACCTTTAATTACTTCAAGTTCTTCACTATTTTTATATTTAATCTCTTTAGTAATCCTAGCAACGATTAATGTTCGCGATCTCATAACATATGGAAGAAAGTCAATTCCAAAAACCTCTGTCAAGAAATAGGATATGTCTTGGTTTTTTTCAAAGGCTTGTTTAGAATATAATAACGCAACACTTGCTCCAAATAAGTCTATAATATCTGAATCCTTTTTTAATATTTTCCTTAAAATTAATTCATTTTCGTTAATGGGAATACTCATAACTATTCTCCTTTATCTATACGACGCAACAATTCTTTAGATACCATCTCAATATCTTCTCTAGATTTTTTATAATTCGATGAAATATTGCCTTGTAAGCCTACCATTAAATCCTTAACAAATGAAGTTTGTGCATCAAAAATATCAATTTCTTGTACCAATGAAGATTCCTCGAAAGCCTCCATTACTCTTTGGGATTTTAGAGTCATACTATCTACCATTGTGTATACAATACCAAGAGGTTTAATTTTTAAATCTTCATCATATGCCAGCCTATCAATAACTTGCTTCAGCAATTTTATACCTAAAATTGAGTATCTATCAATACGATTTGGTACCAAATAGTAATCTGATGCATTTAAGGCTGCATCTGTATAAAAAGAAATCGTTGGTGGGCAGTCAATAAAAATGAAGTCATATTTCTCTTTAAGTTTATTGTCTAAAATGAACCTTTTTACTCGTCGAGTTCTTGCGCTATCATTTTGATTATCATCAAAAATCAAATCAATATTACCACATATCAAATCAATATTTGGCGAATGTTCAAAATTCACAACAACATCTTCGGGCTTTACTAGCTTAGGTAATTCTGAAATTGTTGTAGGTGACTCAAACAATTTTCTCACGCTTTTATTCTTTCTGTAGTTTTCCATATACTCATCTTCTAGATCGAAATGGTTCATTAAAGACTGTGTGGTGTTAAATTGAGGATCCAAATCTATGAAAAGGATTTTCTTTCCTGCATGATCAGCCAGGTATTGTCCTATTCCTATACATAGCGTTGTCTTTCCAACCCCTCCTTTCATATTTATAAACGAAATAACCTTACCATTTTTAATTTCATTTTCGCTTTCCATTATGTAAATCCCCCTAATAATTCTATATTATTAATATGTTAAGCTGATATGTACATGGTAAATATAACACCTGTAACTTTATAATTCTATACATTTATTTACAAAAAATAGCCCCACCGACCGAAGTCAGCAGGGCATATTTCCAAGCTCTTACGAATTTACTTATCGATTGATGCAGTCTTACTTTTATTGTCCCATCCTACCTTCGCCCCTAGCGCTTCCCCTACTGCGCGTAACGGTACATATGCACGGCCATCTAGGATAAATCCATCTTCTATTTTACTACCGTTCACATATACCTTGGCTGTGTCCAATGCATTCTCTCCTTTCTCAGCATTAATAGGGATGTCAGCCTTATTAAATAACTCCAACTCCGCTTTACGCCTCCGCACCAACCCTGCTAGCACATTACCACCAGCCTTGTCATACTTGGCGATACTTGCGGAGATCTGTGACAATGTACGCCCTTTGCATAAGCTCCGTAAGTTGCCAGCTCCACAGTTATAGCAAAAGCTCACCAGTGCATCAAATTGATTTTGCGTGAGTTGCGTTGTTACCGGGACATATGATGTGTTGTTGACATATGCCTCGTATTTGGCAAGATCGATTACAAGCATACTGTCTGCCTTTGCCTGTGTAATGGTCATGCCCGCTTTAACGTCAGACCCATAATGCCCCCAACCAATTGTGTAATATGTCTCGGTTGCAACTGGTTTGTACGCTATGAGTCGGCAGCCCTCGAATGATTTGATTAGATCGATGCCTGTTTGCGATATTTTGCGACTCATTTACTCATCACCACTCTTTCTAATCTGTTTGACTAACTGGTTACCGTACACAGCGAATGCACCACACAACACACCTTGAATAAGCGACTCAGGAACAAAACCAAGCATCCAGATCGCAAGCCCCACAGCAACCAACGTAACGACGTAGATAATAATCCAGTCTGGTACCTTCGGGGTCTTTTTAAGCGCGAATCCAATCGCCCAACATGCCGCAACCACAATGAGTAACTTTATATCTATTAACTGATAAATAGCATTCCATTCCATATAATATGCACTCCCTTTGATTTAGTAGATTACAAACTACCCATTTTAATAGCCGTTATTATAGTAGCCATCACAATTGCTATAGCAGCGCCGCCAATTGTGCGCCACAACCACTTCTGATTATCTTCAATCTCATCAAGCCGTCGGTGCGCTGATTTAGTAGACTGTAACGCTTCTTTGGCAATGTCTTTAGCGTACAGTTGAGCGTCCAACTTTGTTTCTACTCGAGTCAACCGTTGCAGTATTTCTGTAGTTTCATCCATACAACTTCCCCCGATTCCGTTAATCAAAAATAGCCCCCAAAGTTATGAGGGCATAAAAAATACACCATCTAAGGTGCTGTTGAAGTTGCGTATAATATTCTAACTATTCAGCATCAATTAAAAATTCAAGTCCGCTATCTACTAAAACATCACGTACTCCTGGTTGAAGTGAAGAAGGAATCTCATTGAATTTAGTTTTGCCCAAGATTACTCTTTGCGCGAAGAACATTGCCATCATGACGTCACCTCCCTTCAGCATTGAAATAATCCAATATATAGCCGAAACTATCATGTATAAACAACCATAGCCATTTCAGCTATGATATCTTCAATAAAATCAGCTCTATCTGATAAGGCCTGATTTTGAGCTGTTAACATCCGATTTTCTTTTTTCAGCGCGTCGATCTCCAACTGCTCCGGCGTCTTCGGTATCGGCTCCGGTTCTATATATTCCGCCTCGATCTCTTCCGGTGTCTTTTTTCGTATTACTTCGCCATCAAATTTATATAGCTTTGAATTACTAGAATATAATGTCCATTCTTCGACGGTAATAGGCAACGCCGTTTCCGGTATATTGTCGCCGTGTATCTCGTTTACGTAGAACCCAATGATTGCCCCCGAATCGTTTATATCTGCGTAATACTGAATTACTGGCGACTCTATATTTTGTTCTTCTCTCATAGTCAATCCCACCCCCTTATTTTCCTATCGCTCTCCAATGTATATATATCGGACTACTCGCACCATGTAAAAACTCAATGGAATTATTAAGGGCGGATGGAACGGATACCGCCACAGCCGGATTGCACACTCCGGTCGCTACAAAATTGAATATTGTGTTGAAGGCTACCGGAAATACCACCGATGTTGCTACCCCTGGATTCGCCAATACAACTCCCCATTGTTCAATAAATCCGTCTGCTGATTTTCTCAACCCGTTTATCGATAGGTTCAAAGTGTTATTAGCCGTTGTCCAAATCTCTGTCCAAGGCTTCCATACACCATCTACCTTTCCACGATAGTACTTTTTGTCCTGACCATAAGGTGTGAATGTTTGGGTCGCTATTTCGTCATGAAAGGAATACGCTTCATGTAAAACAAATCCACCTTGGGCATAGGGTAAATCACTCAAATCTATTTCCACATAATATAATCCGCCCTTCGTGATGTTATTAACGCCATAAGTCCAATTAGAGGATGCACGTTTAGTGTCTCCGTATATAAACCTCTCAGGCTTTATTCCACCAAGCAACATGGCCCCGGCTTCGCTATTCGCCGCTATTGCTCTTTCAGCGTCACTCAGGGCGTTATAAAAGGTATCAGCATGGGTAAGGGTGCTCGGATTGATAGGGACATTAGTAGATTTAACAGTTACACTATTATCTCCACTTTCTAGTACAATTGCACCGCTCGTTTGAATAGCCTCGGTGGAGGACGTTGGTGGTTTTATGAGTACCTGATAAGGCGTATAGCCTGCTGGCGCGAGGGCCTTAGGAACTTTATCAACCGAAAAAGTATTGAGAGCTGTCGGCGACCATATGGCACCATCTGACCACTTGGCGTACCACCGCTTGAAAACATCGCCCGCTGATCCATCCCATATCGCGCCCGCTGTGGTTCGCATTGTCCAGCCATAGAAATATGCTTTTATCTCGGCTACTGTTGGCGTATAAGAAGGGCCCCAACCACTATCAGCGTTGGGCACGTCTAAAAGAACACCGTTCGCGTATACCACCATTGAATCAACCGTACCGATAGCCACGGAAGTTAAATTTTCGAGCGGTTTACCATCGAATTTAGTTCCTACACCAACAAAAGTTTCGGCGACTGTCTCGGGCCCTCTTACGAATAAACGTTTGGAAGTCGGTGTAGTACCCGGAGGATCTATTGCCCATGAGTAGGATCCATCAAGTATTTTTTTACTCCACCGCTTAATCTTTTGATATTTTCCGCTTATATATTCCATTTTGTCTGCAATTGATCCGTCTGTATTACTGTATAACTCGGTATAAGCTGTTAGGATTGTTTTGCTTTGCGGTTTGAATGGTTGTGGCGTGTTACCCTCTGTAAGCATTGGATTTGTAAGTGTTTGACTCTCATTCCTAATGTCTACTGTAAAATGCGCATGAATAAAGTGCGCCTCTGCCGGCGCTATGTGCGTACCTTTAAATTTACGTTCCGCTTGACCTTCCGTTACAAGCCTAACATTATTGTTATCCGCCCAATAGATGAATAGTGCGTCTAACGCTCCCGCCGGTTTGTCGATAGTCCCGCCCAACGTGTAAGATTTTCCGGCAATTATAGGAGCACTTGTGTATATTTGCCCATAATTATTGTCACCCATTGATGTTAATTTTGCGACATATGGAGAAATGACTTCCACTTTAGCTGTGCCCGCTTTGAATACCTCCCATTCCGAAAGTGCCGGCAATAAGTTGTCTTGTATACTTGAAATGGTAACGTCTTTAATGCCATGTACACCTGTTCCTACATAGGGGTATTTCGTCGCTACTTGATCGGCTGTCATGCCGGCAATTTCAGCGCTTTCTTGTGCGGTTATTTCATACAGCCGTAATCCTTTAAAATAACCACTTGCTCCGACTACAGATGAATTAACTCTGAGTATAAATAGTTCCAGAGGGGGGTTGGTAATCACCTGATAGATAAAATTAAATTTTGTTTTATCCGTTGAGATTATTGCGGAACCCCGACCTTGAACATATATACCCACGCTATCGGCGGTGTCGTTTTTTACCTCCCCGGCTAAGAGATACCTCTTTGCTGTATTTAGTCTAGGAAGGGTTAAATATGCGTCTGCAAAATTTGGCGCACTTGCTACTGTTGATATCTTCAAGCTGCCATCACTCTGCGCTGTCAATACAGAGTTAACCTGTGTAAAACCCACCGCTTTATCGCCCTTCCCCAAGTCACCAAACATGTTAATCAGCGTCCGGCCAACAACCCTAGGAAATGCAAGTGCTGGAGCGCTAACCCCTTGTATGACTTGGGATCCAGCATTAATATTAGAGGTTAGCTGGCTTGAGGGACTTAGCTCGGCTTGAACATCAGTAACGTCAGTTTGTAAGTCTGCTACGTTGTCATTTACTACAACGGCAGCGGCGTCTACTCGCTCTACAGCCTCGTCAATCTTATCCCAGTTATCGTTCATCATCGTCTTGATATTGAACGTGTCGTTCTGGTCCAATGTTGGGTCTTTCTTAAGTAACTCGAGATGCTCTGTATTAGTTGACAATAGGTACACCCCCAGTGAAATTTGATAATTTGATTGTCTCTAATTGCTTAAGTGTCATGACGTTGTGGATTTCTCGGATCAGTAGATATCTAAATTTATATTCAAGCGCCATGTGTGCTGGTTTAATATCTTCTAGCGCTTGCTTTAAATCATCCAGATTTAGAGGTATTCCCATCGTATCGATAAAGGTAATAATAATTGTGTAATGCGGTATATCAACCCCGACTTCCAACGTCCCACCATCATAGGCTTGGGCTACGTTTTTGATCATTGATCCTGACACCTTACCGCTTCCACGCATCTTAGATATGATTACAGATCGTCTCTGATCGACTGGCTTTGTCTTATCAACTAAGATTTGAAGATCCTTCTCATATCGATCTAGGAAAATAGTAGATGTCTCAGGGTATGACTCATTCAGTAGCGTTTCGATATCCGAATACAGTGCATCAAACTCTACGCCTTCTGTGGCTGTCAGATTGTCCATCTCTACGATCTCAGCATAGTAATCGGGTAAATAATCCCTCAACCTTTCAACAGTGGTCATGACACACTCACCGTGCCTAAGACTGCAACAGAGTCCATTGTTATTTCGATATTTTGCGTCCCTTCGTTAACTAATAAGTTACTGTAATCAATTACGGGAGGGATCCCTAAGATGATGCTTTGAATCCGTGTATACCTTACCAGAGGATCGTTAAAGGCTAAATCCTTTAAATATTCCTTAGCCCCTGATTCTAGTAACTCTCTGACTCCCTCAATGGTAGCGCCTGAAGCAAGAACCACCGTAACAGATATACTAATTGGTACTTCTAAAGCTCCTACGACTGTTGCCTTAGCGCCTATCGGTGCTGCACCTTCTCCCATACCGTCTTGAGTAGGATCAATATACATCTGAACCGCATTAACAGTAGCTGCAGCAGGGGTTCGCATATCATTGTTTAATATGACTACTTTAACAGTGCCTTCTCCGTCCCAAATGGGAAATGCCCTAGCTCTGCCTACTCCTGGTATCTCCCTAGCCCACAACTCATACTGGTATCTGTTCCCCGAAGTAATTGGTCGGGATACTCTTTCTTGGTAATAATCATAAAGAGCCTGGTCTGTTTCTTGGTCCTGTCCAGCAACAAGCAACTCTGTGATCTCTCCACGTCCAAGATCATTAATGTAGTCGATGGGCAGTAGAGCACCAAAGTGACGACTCCCTTCTGATCCATCGGTTTCACATTCCAGACGGTAGTTACCTAATGAGAGCTTTTCAATTGCTTTATAATTCAAATCACCCAAGGACAATCTACTTCCAATCGGGATATCTAATAGAGCATTGCTGCCATTGTAGAACAAACCTCTTAACTGTGCCTTGCTTGCTTGTTTTCTTACAACACCAGACCAGGCGATAGCACGATCAAGATATTCACCGGTGGCTGTATCCGGAAAGCGGAAACTATCATTTGTGTCTAACTCGATATAATACTGAGCCAGTTCTAAAGCGGCCGGAGCCAAAGCATCATAGATAATACTTCCTTCACGCTTATCTACGTCACCTGGCACTCTGTCTAGCATTCGTTCTAATATATTTTCATAGGTTTGATCCTCATACAATGTTACCCACCTCCCTCGATTCTTGATATCTTCCGAATTCTGATTCAACAGTAAAGTTAATCAATGCATTATCAAGCTCATAGGCAAATTTAAAGCCTGTTACAGCCACGATTCGATCATCTTGGGTCAATGCTTCCTTTACCCACCGTTCGACCTCAGATTCAAACACTGAGCGCCCGCGATTGGCAGATAGATCCACCTCGCTACCAAAGTCATTACTGTAAATAAGATGTTCAAACCGAGTAGTTGAAAGAATCTTGAATACGACTTGCTTGATTGCTTCAAGTCCGTCAATGGTTTGGCTGCTGATTCTCTTGTTAACTAAATCAAGCTTATATGTCCTACTTGGTAGGGCAACCGGCTCTAACTCTTCATCTGACATCTCATAATCATTCTGCGGTATCACCCACTCACCACCTTGTCCATCACCACGAATTGTTGACCGCCTTGGACACGCAAGAGTATTACCTTGTCACCACTCTCTAATCCTTTTCTGATCACTAACTTATCTAGTAATGCTTCATCGGTATCAGGAAGGCCGCTCATTTTGTGAACGTGTTTCAAATCAATCTCAAAGCGCGTCATAGACTCCGGAACAACTAAAAAAGCCTCTGTTAAAGTTAGGCGCTGGTCCACGCTAATCTCTAAAGGGCTTATAGATGATACGGTGCCGAATTGTATTGCCACTGGGCTACTAGCCTCAATAACATCTAGTGCGGCTTGCTTAATAATATCTAGCATTATACCAACCTCAATTCCAATGACATCGTGTGATTCGTTCCACTCTTTTTATGTGTGCACTCATCAACCAAAAAGAATTTATTAATGCCGAATCGTGCGATATAAACATTTACATACATTCCAGCACGCAACCTAAAATCTCCAATAGCTTCAATCTTCATTGATCTAGTCTCTCGATTTTTGACAGCTATTAGCCTGGTTAAAATATCGTTGATCTGTGCGTCATTTAAACCTTCGTCCACACTTTGAGTCAGTTGCAGCAATCCCCACCTTTTTATGTGATTACTATCTTTGATCTTATATATGTCGCGTTTTCCAGAAGTCTTGTTATCTCGATATAAGATGACTTGGTTATAAGTCTCATCATCAATGGATTTGGAATAGGTGTAGCCAGTCATTAAACTACCCTCGCCGATTACAAAACCATATTTCATATTCGAAATATTCCGAAGTGTGAGCTTCCCAAAGTCGTCATAAAACACGAAATTAGTAGCATAAGCAATTAGGGTTTTATCTAGCGACTCACAAATCATGTCAAATAAGGATTTGTCATCGAAAAGCAACGCTGGTATCTTATATGCGCTATCATCTAACAAGCCGACTTTCAACTCAAAATCTTTGGCTATCTTTTGTATGATTTGAGTTGCAGTTTGCTTCTCGAATTTGTAGGTATGACTTACGTTCAAATACCTCATCTGGTCATAAGCAAGAATCTTTGCCTCTCCGCTTTTGCCTGTCTCAAAGCGAAATATATACCCGTAAAATACATTCTCAGATCCATCCTTGAACCTTACAATATCACCATTTTGATACTTGAATTTCTTGTTCTGATATATTCCTTCTTCAATGAGTGTGAATTCCAATGATGAAGCTTTGCCAATTCTACTTGTACGATAACTGATATCCTTTACGATATCTGATACATCCCATACATTCCCGTCTTTGTTATCGATCAGTATTTCCATGTGATCACCCCGGGAGTTTAATTACGGTCCCTATTTTCAGTTTCTTGGCTTGAGCATCCGTAATGCCATTCAATTTCTGGATCTCTTTATATCTCGATCCGTCTCCTAAATTCTTTTTGGCAATGATCCATAGCGTATCACCACTCTTAATAGTGACTGTCTTTGCCTTTGCGCGTTCATCAGCTCGTTTAGGTTCCGTTTTAGTAGCAGTTTTGGTAGTTGTTTTATTTGTGGTAGTCGTAGTTGCTGTTTTAGCAAACACTACTTTTCTGGCAGCGTAGAAGACAAACTCCTTCAATGATAGTTCGTATTCCCAATCACCTACAGCGCCGCCTACTTCTTTATAATTAAAATCCTCAATCGATACTGGAATGTTAATTTTCAAACTGTCACTGACATAGATAAAACGGATTGGACGCTTTTTGTTCATCCAATCCTCGATAAGCATAATAAAATCCGCTGGCTGTTCAAAACCAACGGACTGTATTGCAGATGACATTTCAGCTGGAAACACACCACTAAAGCTAATCTCTTTCAACTTAGGAGCCTTGATAACATTTATTTCGCCTAGCCCAGCAACATCATGCGTTTCTCCGTTCCCTGCACCTTCGATCTCAATTTCCTCAGGCAAAATAGGAATTTGAAAGAATACCTCGTGATTGTTATAGCTCAGTTCGATGCTATATTCAGCCATTAGGAGTACACCCCTTTAGCACTTGATGCAATGTCATCTTGTAGCTTGTTGGTTATTTTAGACACGATAGTATCTAGGTTAGTTTCGTTGTTGATCGGGCCTGTTTTAACTTGCACAGTAGGTGTGAGAGTAACGAAGTTTTGAATATTCTTCATCTCAGCTAGGTCACGCATCACTTTTAAATCCTCGCTAGATATGTCTACTTTGTCTTTGATCTTATCTACTGTACCTATGTTCTTTTTCTTTTTATCGTCAGCCTTTTTTCCAGCGTCAGCAGCGGCGTTTTTTCCGGCATTGGCAGCGGCATTCCATGCTGATAAGTCTTGATTATTATCTGTGCTCGGTAAAGACATGTCTAGATTATTCGCAAAATTAGCGCCACTTTTGTATCCGACATCGAATTGATCTTTGAGGTTCTTCGGATCCATGCGGTCAATACTAATAACATTTTTTGTGCTTGTCGGCTCTTCCCACTGATCCATTAAACCTTGTAATTTATCAGACATGGCGTTAACGTTGTCAGTGTCAAACATATCTGCTGTCCCTAAATCAATGCCTGTCATGTCTGCTATCTTTTTGCTCAGCCAATTAAACCCCTTAAGCACACCGTTGATAGCACCGAGGATTGTTTTCATAAACCCACCTGCAAAATCTTCAGCACTGCGAAGCATGTTTACCATCTGTCCTCCAAATGTCATCGCTAAGTCATAGATAAGCTTCTGTACTGCATACACAGGATCTATAAAGACATTGATCAAAAATTCAGCCACAGACGCAAAGATATTCCATATTAAAGCAACTTTATTGTAAATGACTCCGTAGAGTGTCGTGAATAGTCCGGCTATAAATCCAATGACTTCGCTGAAAGACACCCCGCATTTTTGAAGAATAAGTATGAGACCAATTACAGCAAGGCCTATCAAGACAATGGGCCAGTTAATAACTAGCCAAGCCGCAGCTTGTGCTAATAATGGTGGTACAGCAGCCCATAATGGCGGTATCATTGCCCAAAGTTTAGGTATCACAGCTAGCGCAATGGTCGTGCCAATACCTGCTAAGACAGCACTAATCTCAGGCCAGTAAGTCTGTATAACTTCCCATAACCACATTGCTCCATTTGCAAAGCCCACCACAAGCGTTGTGGCCCAAGCGAGCCCCGTACTTAAAGCATCAAAAAATGGCTGGAATGTTCCCGCTTGAAATGCTTCATTAATCATTGTTATCAAAGGTAGGAGTGCTTGAACCGCTGCACCCCCAGCCTCCGCAAATTTAGATTTAACATTATTCCCAAGAGTCTCCAATTGCTTGGCGGGGCTTGCCATCATAGTATCAAACGCAGCCTGACCCATCTTTTGCTTTTCTAACAATTTATCAAACGCTTTAATAAACCCATCCATATCTCCAGCTTTACCGAGCTTGTCAATATCAAAAGCTCTAATATCCACCTTTGACATATTAAATCGTTCCGCCAATGAAACGATATCGCCTGACATAGCTTCCTTCAATGCAAATGTAGCTCCTTCTATACCGTTTCCGGCACTATCGAAGGCATTCATTCTTTGTGCAAGGTTATTCAATTGCTTCAGCTGATCGGTATTTTGGGTCGTCGAGAAGAATGATAATGTACCTTGTAACGATTTATTGACATCTTGTCCAGCGGCCAAGGCATCCTGCTTGAACTGATCGAACATTGCCGTACCTATTCGTGCGTCACCTGTTCGAGCGATAAGCATATCTTTCATTTTCTGTTGTTCCATAGAACCACCCATAGTAGCTCCAACAAGCGCCTTTGCCCCGGCTATAGTCGCATAGGCCGCCACCATGCCCTTAATACTTTTTAACAGTCCGGAGCTCTCGCTTTTCCCTGTCTTGAGTGATTTATTAAATTTATTTTGACTGTTTGTTGCTTGGTCGATAGAACCTTTTATCGCTGCCTCCGCAGCCGCTATTTGCTTTTTGGCTGCTATCAAGCCTTTATCTACGTTCACATTTTTATTCGTGGCTTGCTGCATGTTCTGCATCGTTGATATCATCATGTTCATACTTGACGTTATACCCTTTAAGGGACCGCTCATAGCATCGAATAACTTCAGGCTTGATGATACAGTTGTCATTGTGCACCCCCTTTCTGACAATAAAAAAACACCCTGTGTAGTAGGGTGTTAAAATAAGGTGGTCATTAATACTTTATATAATTTATCATTGATTTCTAACAAACTCTTATTTCCGTCCTTATACTCTACAGCGACCACGTGGGTTCCTTTTTGCTTTGCACTAAGCCCTGCAAGCAGCCCGACTGGACCAAGGATAAACGATCCGACCAGACCTCTGCCGATAGCACTTGTGGCACTCTTCGTGTGTTCCTCACTCATCACTTCATACGATTCCACCACATCTTTGGTTAGCGTCAATGATTTAGTAAAACTAATGGCTATAATCAATCCATTTTTTGATGTGATCAATTTGCTTTTTTCGTACTCTCCAGCGATAACTGCGTTTTTCGCTCCCAAAGTCATTCCCCCTGAATAGGTCATATTTACCAACAACCTTAACAAATTAGAGGACTTTGGTCTACCCTTTTTTACGTCCTTTACCTTTTGTCTTTGCGCGTTCTTTCTTCTCTTTGTCGATCTTAACAGAGATCATAGCATAGATTGCAGCTTGTTCCTCCGCCCTCATCTTCATTAAGTCGTGCGGAAGTATGTGTAACTCATGGAGGGCGTAGTAAGCTAAGTTAGCCTCACCATCACCCTCCTCTATTAGTTTTTTACTTCTTCAACCAGCTCATTCATATCCTGATCAAAACCATTCATCGCTGTGACCTTTTCCATGAGTCCACTAAACTCTCCTGGTAGTAACATTTTGCGTAGAAGCTTCTCAGCTCCTATTACACCGTAAGATTTTTGAATCTCCGCATTCTTTAAATCCGGAAAAGTCACACAAGCAACAACCAATTTCGAAAGATATTCATTTTGATCAACATCAGATGTATAATTGCCGCCCTTTACTTTCGTTTTCTTCGTTGCAGACTTTCTTAATTCTTGGTTCTCGTCCTCACTGATCGAACGTAGTTTCCACTTAGCTGCCTTACCATCTTTATCCTTGAACCGTGGGGAGACCGCAAACTCCTCTGCCACCTCAACTGCTGCATTTTGTGCAAAAAACATACTTAAATCATTCATATATATAATTCCTCCTATTTAACCCAACGTTGGGGCTGCGAATTGGTCTAGTACATCTACATCATCAAAGGTGAAGTCAGTATCTTCTTCGAGTATTTCACTCTCTGTATCAATCTTGGCCATAATGACGCTATCTAAATTAACGCCTCTAAGTACCACAGTCTGCTTTCCGATCGTGGAACCTTCATCTTCATTTATGATAGTGATATCAAAGTACGTATCTTTACCTGTTTTGATATAGTCCAGCATTAATTGTCTGAAGCGAGAAGTGACATAGAAGATAGTCATACTACCTGTACCTGCCCACCCATTAGCTTTAGATTGCGTTCCACGTTTCCCTAGTACTTTGACCTCTGTTTTGTTTTTCTCAACAGTAGCTTCAAGAGTTTTAACATAAAACATTTCTTCGACTTGACCACCGATTGTTGCATATGCTCGTCCCTCTTGACCGGATATCGTATCCCCTGCGTTTAGGAATGACATACTACTTCACCTGCACTCTCATATATATTTTCTCAATTGAATCAACAGGCTGCACAAAAACTTCTGAATACACTGCATCAGATTCAACACCTTGGATAAATGAGACATCGTTCTGAGCATCAAAATTCTGCAATGCGTTGATGTTCTGTAATGTCGTAAAATAGCTGATCGCTTCACTTCTTAGTAGGTTACGACCATCAGCGTTATTGTCCACTTTACCGATATAGAATTTCTCGAAGATACTTTTCAGATCATTCGCTATACCATCCAACACTCTAATGACTCTATTCTTCCTGAATTGTCTGCCTTTTTTAACTGTGAAGCTATGAAGAGTATTAATATCCTGCTCAACAATCGCCCTACCATCGTTAGCTGTAAATACAAACTCTCCAGCATCTAAAGCAGCTATGATCTGTGTGTTGGTGTATCTCGGCGCAACGTCTACTGCATCGTCATACGCACTATAGGTGAGAGCTTCATTAACATTAGCCGCCGCTGTAGCCCCAGCCACCCATGCAATTGCTTGAGCGTTCGTAAGTGTTGTGCCATCAGACAGTACTACACCGTTTTTTACACTTATCACACCCTCGTAATCGGCGATAGGATAGTTCGGCACAACTGCCTGTACTTTCTTCCCTTCGTCCTCTCTGAGGCGCTTAACAAAGGCTGTGTAGACTGATTTCAGTGTGGTTTCATCAGTGGTCAATCCAACAGTCTGGAAGTCTTGCAACTCTACTGCAGCTAGGAATGCTGTGTGATCAGCATTTGTTACGACGCCATTGGTGCCACCTGTGAGTGGAAGCCCTGCTGTAACCGTTAAAGCACCTGTTCCGCTAAACACTACCCAATCATTCTCAACAAGACCTGCGAAGCCTGAGACAATCTGTGTATCTACTACAGCGCCTGATACCAGTGTATTAACATCGAATTTAGCAGGATCATCTATATTGGTCTGGATAATGATTGAAACGTCATTACCGCGCACACCACCGTATTTTGCTGTCACAGTCAAAGTTGTTAGTGTTGCAGTAGCTTTAACACCTTCGTTTAACCGATATAGCAGCAATGTCTTAGCTCGTTTAAGAGACTCACGAACTAATAACAATGAAGCATCTGTAATGTCATATCCAAGAGCGTCGAAAGTGTCTGCTCCTGCCTCTATAGCAATGAGCTGTTTAGATGGTCCCCAAGGTAATGTAAGAGCCAATGCAGTAATGCCACGCTCTCCTAAGGTTCCAAGTGGTTTCGGAACTGAACTAATGTCGATATATACACCCGGTCTTACTTTATTCTGTGTTACAAATGTGCCACCAGCCATATTACTTCACTTCCTTTCCCAAGAATGTATTTGTGATTGAATCAACTTGTTCAATCGTGTATGTCTTGTTATCTTCCAAGAGTCCATTCAAGATGTCTTTTTGTCCTGCGAATCTCTTGGAATCAGTGATTTGTGATTTGGTGTACCCTTGGGTAACTACCGGCTTATCATCAGCTTTAGCCATTTTTAATAAATCCCTCCTTGGTGAGAGTTTGCATCTTCGGATAATCTTGTTTTGGACGCATAACATGGAAATCGTATGAAACGAAAAAATGAAGCACACCGTCAACGATTTCATGATTCATCTTAGATCCGTGGTGCGGACCAGATATCCATTCCAGTACGTCATATAGCTTCTCAGCTACGTTGTGCATATCTTCATTTGCGCTATCCTTTGACAATGGGAAGTAATGCACATCAAATGTGTGATAGCGTTTATAGCGCCTGCCAAACTCCTTGTCTTGGGCAACGGGAAAGAGCTTAACAAAAAAGCAAGGCTCAATTAAGCCCTGCTTGATCTCTTCTTCATATATGGTTGCGACTGGAAAGGTTTGACTCAGTTTTAATATCACGCCATCCAACACATTATTTACTGTTACCACGGCTTCACCCCTTACGGCCGTTCATTAACTGCTCGAGCAACGCCATTTGTTTCTTTTCTAAATAACGAGGTAGCTCTCGTTCCATTTCTTGCATGGATATCGTCATCATGAATCGACCTTCTACCCAACCTGTCAGATCCTTGCCTGTACGGTGGCCATATTCCACAAAAGGTGCATATTCAGTGTTGTTGAATATCTCGACGACATAGGCACCGCCTTGTTTCTCAACTTTGCCTAATTGCCAATTACGCCTCAATTCTCCTGTATCACCTACAGGCGTTCGCTTTTTGATCTTTCGATCTGCGCGATAGGCCATCTCCAAAAGGAACTCTCGTATCCACCGATCGATTACACGTTGATCCACCGCCTTCTGGAATGTCTTTGCCATCTGTTCCATCTGCCCGAAGTCAAAACTTCCCCACTTAGCCATCAGGCTTTATCCTTACGCTGAATGCTGATCTCTCGGTGCGTTGAGTAGGGGAATGGTTCTCCTGCCGTATACAAGTGCTCTAGAGTCCCACGCGTTACGTTAATGGTGTCACCTTGCTTGATCTCTATGTCTGGCGAGATAAATAGCTTTGTTTCATATGAGATATTGTTAGCTGATTCAGTTTGTCCGTTGCTGCCTAGCGCCTTTTGAGAGACTCGGCAAGGCGTGTCAGTATACACAGCATACAGTTCATTCTTTGTGCTCCCATTTGGTTGTTTAACGGGTCCGTATCGACTCACTGTACATTTGTCCTCATATAGCTTTTCAAGCGCTCTGCGGTATCTTCTGAGGTTCATTTACCACACCACCTGACGGAATCGCACCAAGTCATTATGATGACCCACCATTGCCGTTTGTATCGCCGATCCAATAGATCCTCCTGAACCTTTACCAGGAGTAACAGAGGTATCACCGATCTTTACTGTTTCCCCACCACCCAAGAAGTCATCCAACTCTTCAATGTGACCTTGTTGCGCAGAAAAAGCACCCATTGTTATGGATGCCCATGTGTACATTAATGCTTCAGGTATCTGATTGATTGAGGAGCGATTAATATAATTGATGATGTGAAACCCAGCCTCGTCAATATAGGAACGCACGAGAAGATCATACTTCTCTGGTAGATTCCAACGGCGCTTAATGATAGCTTCTACCTTTTCGATTAGCTCAGTCATTGTTGTAACCCCCTATGCAAAGAAGCAGGGGTTATTCACCCACTGCTACCTTTTGAGATTCTAAAATAATTGCAAGGATGTCCTCTTTTTTGGTCGCATCGCCTAAATTAATTTCTTTAGACTTTGCATACTCTTTGAGCTCCTCCAGTTTCATTTCTTCGATCGGCTTATCTTCACTGATTACTGTGATATGCTGCTGAATGCCTAAAATATCTTTTCCATCGATCTCAAAAACTTCCCCTGCTTGGTATGTCTCGCCGTTATACCGCACAGGGATTTCAATAACTTCGACCTTTTTCATCTCTATTCACCCTCCTTATACCATTGGTTGTGCTTGGAATACGTTGTTAGCTTCAGGGAAAGACGGGATTGCCGTTGTAGCAGCTTTCGCCCAAGTGGATACTGGATCCAGACCTTCTTCGTACACCATACCAATTACATTCCCTACATTGGTCACCTCTTCGTTACCTTGACGTAACAAGCGGCTCTCCTCAGGTGTTGGACCGTACAAAGTCTCGCCTAAAGTGCTATCGCCAAACATAACGAATTTATTTTCAGGAAAGTACCGTTTTGTCGTATACGAACCATTTGATCCTTGAACGCGGTATTTGGCATCGTATGTTGCGATCGTTGGTAATTGGTGCGAAGCAAGGAAACTGTTTAGATCGCCCAACGTTGCGACACGTCCGCTATCTTTACCAAATAGATAACCGGTAATCTTCGAGTTGCGCAAAATTTGACTTGCAAGTTTATTAGAAGTGATGGCGCGTGTTGCTTTTTCGTCTAAGCTCGATGCCCAACGCTCTAGATCACCAATGATATCCTCGGTCCCTGTACCCCAAATAGCAGCACCTGCTAGGACCTCTTTATTAGCAGTAGGCACTTGGTAATCTACAGTTAACGTCCCACCACCATCAATATCAAGTGATAATTTACCATTGGCCAAAGCTTGCATACGCATAACCTCAACCTCCGCTCGTACATCTCCCACTGCTCGATCGATCAAATTAAACACTCTACCCACCAACGTCTGTTGCTCTTGTGGAGTGCGAGGAAATTGTAGTGCTATCAAATCTTTCTCTTTGATCTGATATTTCTTTTTAATATAAGCTGCTTCGAGTGCTTGGTCATTAAATTCCAAAGAACCGATCTCAGCTTCCGTATCAAATGCGTGAATCTTTGCTGCAACTGGCAAGTTACTAGCTCCTACCAGGTATTCGAATTCTAGAGTATCGTGCTTAACTTCCGGAAATAACGTCTCACCTAGATATGGGGTAAGCTCTCTCTCTTTCAGATAACTCAACACTGTCTTTTGATTAAATAGTTCAAAAATATCTGCCATTGTGGTTTTCCACCCTTCATTTTGGTTGTTTATTTAAATGTAATCTTTGTTAATGCAGTCTTAGCAAGTGCTGATGGTGCGACAGGTAACCGCGCTTCAAGGATATAACCCTCTACAATCAACGATCCCGGTTGTGGTCCATAAGTTACGTCCACATCGTTGTACAAAATACCCTTAGCTGATGCGTCATTAGTCGGTAACACCGTACCTGCTTTAACAACCTTCTTTCCATTTACAGCGGTCACCCCTACATCACTAACTAGCGTTGTGAATGACTGTAGGTCTGATGATGCCAAAAAGTTAACGTTACTATAATTTTTAATCCCTCTTACGTATGCCATTTAGATTCACTCCTTCTATTTTTTAACCCCATGGATTCAAGGCTTTTGATGCAGGTGCACCTTTTGAGTTAGCTTCTTTAGCAAAGTTACTACCAAGGTCATTTGGATCACTTTCTTTTTCTTTACCTTCAGGTGGCTTGGCTCCTTTGAACATCGGTGCTTTGTCTTCCTTTTTCTCCGCAAACAAAAAAGCCTTCGATTCGCGAAGACTCTTGATCTGTTCATCCAGTCCCGATTTAACGTTACCAGATTCGTCTAATTCAATTTTCGCTCGATCCAACAATCCAGCAACTAAATCAGGATCGTGTGTATCAGAGGCAAGAGCCAGCTTTAACGCTGTGTTGATCCTTAATACCTTTACATCTGCTTCATACTTATCTGATGCTGTCTTGTTGTCTGTCTGTAGCTGTGTTATTTGATCCTGTAGAGCTTTGTTATCACCAGTGGACTTCTTCAAGTCAACAAGTTGGGTATCTCGATCTTTCAGATCCGTTTCAGCTTGCTTCTTGGCTGTATTCACTTCATCAAACTTTTCCTTCGGGAACCAATTACCATCATTCACAACCGCCAGCTTCTTATCTCCAGCCTTCGCCACGATCTGGTTATACAATTCCTCGCCTAACAACTCTTTTAAATCCATCTATTCATCATTCCTTTTATGTTTTATTTACGTGTCCACCTCACGCTAGGATTACGTTCGATTTAACCCCGAACCTTTAAAGAGGGCAGCGCCTAGTTATATGCCATACGACAGGGCAAAAGAAAAAGCCGCCCAATTAAGGCGACTGATAATAATGATAATAAAAGCACCCTAACCGTTGTGGTTGAGAGTGCTTGTTAAGTCAGTTTAGATGCTAGCTTGTACACTGCAGTTACCTTCTCTTTAAATTTTACTTCGTCAAGATAATCACCTGACTGTAATCTCGCATTTTCATCTGGTTCAAAATATGAGCAATACTCCGGCATATCTTCGTTAAGCAAATCAGATAAGGGTTTGTTCTCTTTTTCTAACGCATCAAATTCGTTAAGTAATGCCGCAGGAAAATCAAAGGAGAATAACTCTGCGCTTAACGTTCCGTCTAAAAAATCTTTCATCATACCAACCAGCTTAACCGCAGCCATCCTTTACGCCTCCGTCCAGTCTATTTTCGGTTTGTTCCTCGTTACAATACTGACAATCTCGTTTGTATCCGAGGCTTGTATAATCGCAATGCCATTCTCGAACCTTACTTTATGACCGTTAGGTTGTAAAAATCCTGCCGGTTTATTAAGCATGTCTCGAATATCTTCTTTCTCGAAGATAACTTTTCCTGCACTTTGCTTTTGGCCTAGGGTTCTGTTTATCGCATGAACCGTAAACTCATGACCGTCTTTTTTAAAATATCGATAAGTATCTTTCAGTTTGTTTTTATACTCAACTGAATATTCACCTTTATCAATTTTATCAAAAGTATCGAATTGACGTTTTGTTGAAGCCCATTCATTAGCATTATTATACTTCATGTCTTGGAACGCGGCAAAGGATTTCGATGCATCTTTCCCTAAAACTTCCTTATGTTTAAGAAAGTTTTTCCTGTCAGCTGATTTATTCATAACTTTCTTTCTCATGATGTCTGCTTCATCTTTACCGTATTTATCTACTACGTGTTTCTGATACCAGTCTTCGTACTTCATATTATCAGGCACAAAGTAGGTGCTACCGTCAGGATCCATAGCTATCCGTTCGCCAAGACCCTCATCGTCATCAAAGTATGCAACAGTCGTTGTGCGACACCGTGCATGAAATGGAGGGTAGTTAACGTTTACCTCCATCTCAGATAGTTTAAATACCAAACCATCCAAACTCCTACACACTGAGCTTGTATGAGTATCTAGTGTTGCCAATACCTCGTATTGCTGAACAACGCCACTTTCCTTGTATCCGGCCATCGTTGCTTGCCCAGCGAAAAAAGCACTCTCAGTCTGAACTAGCCGTTCAGCGTTGGAGCGTGATACATTCATTCGTTCGACCACACTTTTAACGGTACGATCAATGCTATCACCGCGTATAAAGGATTGTGATAGATTCCTTTGAAGCTCTTTCCTCACTTTAGAGCGATCATCCCATATTCGTTGTGACCAGTTACGACCATCCAACCTTGATTCAAGGACAGATTTTAATCCATTATCATCTACGTGAGCAAATGAACCACCGATTCCTATGCCCTTATGGATCTCATAAATATTGCGGTAGTAGGTATCGGTATAGATGTCGCCTAATAGCTTCTCTGTACTTTCCTGCCGACTTCCTGCAAGCATTTCAGAGTGTTGCCCAATCTGAGTTTGTAACGCTTCTAACCGAGTCACACGAGTCTTGTAATACACATTGTTTAATTCTTGTGTCCATCGACCATCTGCGTTATCTTTCGCCTTCTCGGTAAACTCTTCAAGAGTCATCTTGAACTCTTTCAATTCGCCATTTGTTAGCTGCTTACGGGCTTCTGACATAGTGACTTCATTATTAGTCGAATAGCGTTGATAGAAGACCTCAATATCTCTTTGCATGCTCTTCGTAGCTTTGTCGTACTCTTTACGCTGCGCAATTTCAAAGGCATCTGCCTTGATAAATTGCCGCCGGGCTATTTGCTCACTGCGTTTCTTCCAGTAATCCGTTGGCTTCATTCTTCATCATCTTCTCGAGAGTCAGACCCGCCAACCCCAAAGCCAACAACATAAGTGGAGGTATAAGGATCACTCTCATTCAATGATTCAATCAGACGTGCGATACATTCTACTCGTGCGGGCTGATACTTTGAATGCTCGATGGTATCACATAACTCGCATATTAACTTTTCCACTTTAGCTGCCGTCTGGTTTGTTATCATCGGTACCACCTCCAATAATCTGCTCATTGGTGCCTAAGCTAGGGTAATCATCCATGACCGACTCTTGTTCTTTCTTTTTGCGGTCTAACTCAGCTTGCGTATCAGTCGTCCATGGATGATTTGCGATAATGGTTTCGTCCGAAAGTATCCCAACGCTATCTTTGGCATTGGTGATCGCCTCGGTTTCATTGATCAAGATATCCCGATTAAATAGGATGTCTACGTTAATGTCTGAATAATCAACCTTAGTTGTATTAAATATGTGCTGATCAATGAACCATATGAGCTGTTCCAATGCTGCTTGGAACTCATTCTCTATATCGTTAGCATCTAAGTCTAGGTCCCCATAAGAGAACCGAATAGCAGCCCCTGATTTATCACTGGCAAAGTCCTCTGTTTGTGTATCCAATCCTCTACCAAATTCATATATGTTCTTGCGTAGCATGCCTACATGAGTTTTAAAGGCTTCGGTGTCAATTGTAAGGCTTAACGTATCTACATCACCGTCACCACTTACTTTGATGGCTCTATATAATGAAAGGTTCTTCCTGAACTCTCCCAAATTAGCACCATCATAGTTCTTCAATACGTAGGTACTATTGGGTAAGTCCTCAAGGTTGTTAGCATTGTCTGACATGGTTTTATCGTAGTTATCGACCAATGTCTTCAACACTTTGACCAGTGGCATTTCCTCAGCGTTGTACTTAAACGGTATGAAGGGTATCTGCTCCCAGTTCAAAGGTTCTTCAACATCATCCGTACCCACAGCGACAAAGTGGCTTGTATCTGCCCCTGCGTCTTCATCTGGGATAAGGTGGCCCGTAACGCGAGAATCAATTTTATATCTCTTTACGCCTTCTGAGCTCCAATACTCAACCTTGGTAATTGCGATCTTATTCTTAGCCTCATACACTTCAACCTCATAGAATCGAATGACTGCATCCAATTCTGTATGAGCTGCATCTTTCCACAAAGGTACGATCTCTTCTGACGGGATGAGCTTGAAAGATAGCTCGCCTTTATCGTTGTAATACACCTGTATCCAACCAATACCTTTATTGATGGCATTCTTACCAACATTCCTCAGTAGTCGTTTGAATGACTTACCTAGATAGCTCTCTAACGCTTCCTTATAAGGATCGTTTCCATCTGTTTGAATACCGAATGGTTTAGATAGCAGATACCCCACCTTCTGATCCACAAGCTTACGAATGAAGCCATGAACAAGTTTGTTATTAGCTAGATTATCAACATCTACGATGCGACCACCTTCGCCTATTCCTGTCCTATGGTTCTTCAAGATGTCTGTCTGCATCTCGTAATACTCTTGACCTGTTAGCATAAGTTTGCGGCGTTCTGAACCTTTAAAATCGCTTATCTCTTGTGTGATGATCTCTCGTAACGTCATTGGTGCATTGTCGTCAAGGTTACGAATAATATCTTGTGTTGTATTCAAGGCTTAACCTCCCTTCTAATCAAACGAGAATGATGCTTGTTTCATATCATCTTCAAATGCATAACGTGTAGCATCTATGGTGTGATTGTCTTTATCGTCTAAGCGAGCTCTTGGATTGCCGTCAGGGTCTGTCTGGTAATCAATGTTTTCAAACTCACGAGCTATATTGGGTGTCCGATTAACGTCGATGACAATTTCTTCAAGGTCATCAAGCCACTTTTCACCGTATTCAACACTACCTGGACCCTTCTTCGCGCCCTTGATACGTAGCCCTAATTGGTGTTTCATCTCGTCAACTGACTTAGGCTCTGCGCTATCTGCAATTGATTGTAGCGTGTGATACCCTTTGACCTTGATTTTGTCCGCTGCTTCACGATTCGATAGCTTCACACCATATACTTCATCTAATGCGTATATGACTCTTCTGGTCTTGTCGTAATGCCAACGCACAAACGAGAAAGGATCTACACCGTAGCCCCAATCCACACCTTGACGGATATTATCAAATGATTTGATTTCATCATCTGTAATGGCTCTAAAGGTTAGATTGTCAAACGGCACAACGCCTGATCCGATAGCCTTACCGAGATACTCCCATTCATAACGCTGCACCCTTGTGCGTTTTAACTCTTCTGCTTCCCCGATACTCTCTTTACCCAAGTGAGGGTTATCAAGATAAGTAGAGTGGTGTACATATGTGTTAGTTGGGATGATATGCGATTCATACAATTTATTGACCCAACTCTGTTTTCTTTTTGGCGGGTTATAAGTGTAATAGAATGCATAAAAAAGACCATCCCCTAAATCTGCACGCAACACAGACTTTTCAATGGTCGATACTTCATCTTCTGTTTTGAACTCAGCCATTTCCTCAATCCACAAGAAGGCGATAGGGAACTTTGACATCTTGATTGATTTTAACTTAACCGGATCATCTGCACCACGGAATATGATTTTGTTACCCACAGGCGTATATATGAGTTGTAACGGGTTTTTAACAACTCTCCAGTACTGATCCACACCAAGCATCTCAATGGCTTCTTTAAGCTGCTCAAACATGGACTCCTCAAGCGTACGTGCTACCTTGCGGACGCATAGGGTAGTGACCGGATACTTCATCATGTCTTTAATCAGCTTTAGGGCTACCTGCGCTGACTTGCCTGATCCACGACCGCCCTTCAATACATGCTTAAGGTACTTATGTGAATTAGATACCTTCCAAAATGAATGAAAATGCGGTGTAATCTTTTCGGAAAGCTTAATCTTTGTCGCTGTCATCAAGGTCACCGCCTATATCATCGATGATTTGAACGCCTAGACCGCCACTATGATTGATATCCTGCCTATCTCTCCATCTATCAGGTCGGCGATTCTTCAACCAGAAGATCTGTGCTACTACATCAGGTTGTACCTCTTTAGTCACTACCTTGGTAATGGTTAGTTCTCCGATATCTCCCACCGAATTAGCTTGCGTATCCTTTACCAACATTACATAATCATTTATCTTGTTCAGCCTGTGTTCCTTGTAAAAAGGTTGATTCTTGTACCATTGTTCTAAGTCGATGGCTTTTTTGGATGAATTACATCGCCTACAGCAAGGAATGATATTTAAAGCTGTTAATTCCCCACCCTTTACCAAAGGTACGATGTGATCTTTGGTAGCCTCGGTCAATCTCTCATTACAATAGCAGCACTTTCCACCAAAGTAACGAATTGCGAACTGCCACTCTTTATCTGTCAACTCTGATTGCCCGCCATGTCTCTTTACTTGACCGCTATCAATAATGCGTTCTTTAGTCACCTCTTCGAATTGATAACCCATAGCACGTTTGAAGAGCGAATTCTCGACCATTACGTCAGCTACTTCCTGTCCCCTTTTTAAGGCTGCCGAAAGTGCTGGATACTTATCCTTGTATGTCCTGAAAGTAGAGTACGCTAATCCCAATTTAATAGCTGTCTGTTCCTCTGTAAATCCATCCCTTGCCCAAGCTGCGATAAGCAGGAGTTTGGGTTCAACATGTGTATGATATTTAGTTTTCCGTCCTCCTGCCATGATCTCAGCCCCTTACAGTTATTTGTTGTTAATTAATTTAACGTATATCAATGCCAACATACCTATAATGATTCCATTTGACGTTCTGACGTATAGCGCTATATATGCAACGATCCACCATGGGATAAACTCAATCAAAAATAGCTTCGCCTTCTCAAGCACTTTCAAGGTCATCACCTTTTCTACGCAAAATAAAAAGCCACTCATTTGAGTGACCTTGTTTATGTACTATTGAATTTTGCTAGGTAGGTCTTGTATTCCATTAGTCATCATAAAGTAAAGACCTACAAGACCTACAATCCCAATCAAAAATTTAAACGCCTGCCCTCTTACTCTACATACTCTAAGCAATACTGCTGCTATTAACATGGGAGCTAACATATACATCCCCAAGAGAATAAATACAGCTAGCGCCATTGAGTTCATTGTACCGCCAATTTGTTCACTAACATTATCCAAGATTATTCACCCCCAATATCGTTATATTTCGACATTTGGAAGTTTTATCCTCTTGATTCAAAAGAAAAAGCACCCGTCGAGGTGCCTTTCGTTAATCATCACTATTTTTCTGTGGCTGTACCATCACCAAAGTTGTATTTCCCATCGCACTCTTTGCATTTACAAAATGTGCCGCTATCTCTGAACCCAGGTATGTCATCTTTTTCATAAATAACCCGTCCTGCTCCGCAAGGACACTCATACTCCCTACTTATAACTACCCCTGGTCCTGCGCCGTATCCGCTATGACTGGATATTTCTTCGTTTACAAATTTCAAATCCATCGCTTTATCACCTCCACAATGTCACATTTCGACATCAGGAAGGATTTACCTCTAACAATATCGAATAAACATATCACGGTACCCGAATTAGTACTTTTGAAAGGAAGATAAAAATGAGTGAAAGAAACTTTTTAATTGATTTGGTTAACTCAATAAAGGTTCCAGCCGATCTGACAAAAGCAGCTCTGGATCCATCCGCAAAACAAATTGGTGAAGGATTAGGAAGCTTATTTTACCTTGCATTCGCTCCAATAGAAAAAGCAAAAATCAAGAAAGAATATGAAATTACACGCTTTAAAGAAGAAATCGAAGCTGAATTAGCGAAAGTTGCTCCATCAGAACTTATCGAACCACCTCTTAATGTCGTTGGTCCTGCTTTGGAGGCTTCAAAGTACTATATTGAAAATGATGGCATTAGATCAATGTTTACAAAACTAATCGTTTCTTCAATGAACTCACAACTAAGTGATAGTGCTCACTCTTCATTCGTAGAAATTATAAAGCAATTCTCACCTTTAGACGCTATCAATTTTCAATACCTAATCAATAATGCTCCAGTTGCATTGGCGAATATTCGATTACTCAAGAAAGATGATCCCACAACCATCGGTACTTGGATAACTAATTTTTTTCCTTTCCCTGATCTAGAGTTTAATAATTGGCAGCAATACTCTGCTTCCATCGACAATTTAATTCGTTTAGGGTTGATCAATGTTGATCCAGCATTAACCTTTTCGAATGATAGTCTCTATGACAGTTTACTTAATCACCCGCTATATAAATCTTGTGAGTTAGTTCTGAAAGATAATACTCAGGACCCTCAAAACCAAGATAGGATTATTGAGTTAAATAAGAAATATTGGTTATTCACTACCTTTGGTAGTAGCTTTGCTCAATGTTGCTTATAACTCCCTATACTTTGGATTGCAATTTTATTTAATTCTGCTCTATAATCGTCCATAATCTTCTCCAACTCAGATGAGAATTTATTGGTTATTATTTCGAGAGTATCTCTTGTTTCTTTTTTTAACGCTGAAACTTCATTTTCCAGTTTTTCAACTCGTTCTTCAAGCAATTGAACTGTTTCATTCATGATCATCGCCCCTAACTATTATTATATTTACTTTATTCAATCCTGCTGAAAATATCCGCAGGATTTTTCCTTCTACCACTTTACCCTTTTAAAAACTGTATAGTACCTGTCCACTCACCCCAAACACATCTTTTGCATTTCTCAGGCTGTATGTATACCGGTTCACTTTTTAAAGGCTTCATAGTGAAGCTCCTCCACGATTAATTAGACTCTAAAACACAAAAAAAAGTCTGATCAAATGACCAAACTTCGCTTATTTTGATTGACGATAGTAAACCATTATGATATAATTAATTTATAGAAAGGAGGTGAACATGTTGAAAAAAACGAGAAAAGAAAGGCGACAAGAGGATAGAGTTGAAACGATCAAGATGGTGACTGTCATCATCACCCTGATCAACTCGATCATCATCCTCATCATCACACTGACTCGATAGGGTCTACCGGAAGCCAAGCCCCGAAAGGGGCTTAGGCGGAAGGGTTAGTGAAATCAAAGGGTCGCCTTTCTCTTCTCAATTATACCATAATTATAAGGAGCGATTAACCATGAGCCGAAAAGAAAGAACTACAACGGTTATAACATATGTTTCCCTTGTCTTCAGCATAGCTAGTTTAATTATCGTGCTGGTAAAATGGTAATGTACACTTTCAACAGTAAAGAAGAATTAGCAGAATGGATTTCTCGTGAAGTTGTCGGTACCTCTGAAGCTATGGAGATTATGGATTGTTCTCGCCAAAACCTTCACAACTTTGTAAAGCGCGGAAAACTAATTCCGATCAAAGACACTGGACGTGAACGGCTTTTCCTCCGTTCTGACGTACTAGAACGTAAAGAAGAAGCAAGTACTTACAATCGCAAGAAATGAATAGTTACTCATACGCCTGAGAAGTTTTATCTCAGGCTTTTTTTTAAAAAATTAAAAATGCCACTCCCTAAGGAATGGCTATGGAGAAAAGCTATGAAATAATACGAATGGCAGGATTCGAACCTGTGACTACTTGCTCCCAAAGCAAGCGTGCTACCTAGCTACACTACACCCGTTTAATATAGACACCATCCAGGAATTGAACCTGATACCTCGAAGTCTGTTCTTGCGGCCGCCTTCGTGCTCTACCGTTGAGCTATGAGGTGTATAGTGAAAAGAGTGCAGCAGCCGAACGGCATAGAGCCTTGTAAACTGCACTCTTACAATTTGTTCACAATATCATAATAACACATCAGAAATGAGTTTTGTTCCCATTCCGTTCCCGTTTTTTTCCCTACTTATTCCCACGGGCTAAGAGTGAATACTTTTCTACTGCCAATGGCCGCCAACGATAAAAGACACTCTTTGATATCCCCATCATTTTCACTACCTCGTCCCATGGTTTATCTTCAAGATAGTGGAGTCTCAGGAGTAGTGATAGCTGGGGTCTATTCTCTTCAAGTACCTCCAGCACATCATCTATTCGCTTCATCTCCGCTTGCAAGTCTTGGAATTCAGCTACTCGCTCAAGTACTTCCTCGATGCCATCACGTCTTCCTGTTCGGGCTTCAATTACCTTTTCTATTTTCTGCACAACCTCATGGAGTGCCTTCTCATCTTCTTTATCCAAGGTATTACACTCTTGGACCACTTGTTTTTGCGACCTTGTACCTGCTGGATACCTTACTAGATAAGCGCTAACTGTCTTCTCTAATTTCTGTTCATGCCTGTTAAGGTACATGTACGTCGGCATTGTCCGTAGTTTCCGGTGAAGTTCCTGCAGCTGATCATCCTCGTTAAGTCTGCTCACTGTAATTTCGTTCCCGACTGAGTACGTCTGAAGCACCCGGATCCGCCCAACTAAATCTTTGTATCCGGTCAATTGATCAATAACCCTTTGTTCGACTGTTGATAGATTCGATGTAATTGTCATGACGCTCCCTCCTCGATCAGTCGGTTAATATACCACTGGGCTTTCTGCAAATCTTCTACACCGTTTTTCTTTTTCCAACTCCACAAATATTTGATCGCTGCCCCGGTATTATAGGCCTCAATCCCTATTAATCCTGTTACCGCTGCCTTGATGGCATCTATGCACTCGATATCTCCAGCGGTATAGTGCACTGGATGATTTACATTATCCATCTCTATCATTCCTCTGCTATTTTATCGATTCGCGCTTTGACGGCTGCCATCAAGGCATCCTGACTTACAGCTTTACCTTCAAGTGCAGTCATCACGTCCTCGTCCATCGTTCCCTCCGTGATCAGGTGGTGGACGATCACACTACGCTGCTGCCCTTGCCTGTGAAGCCTGGCATTAGCTTGTTGATATAGTTCCAAGCTCCAGTTAAGACCGAACCAAACGATCAAGTTTCCACCGTCTTGCAGATTCAGACCATGACCGGCACTCGCTGGATGAACTGCCAGAAGCGGAATATTACCCTCGTTCCAATCTGCGATGTCTTGATTACCAGTTGCGCCTTTACGTAGGGTTTGTGCTTGCTTGAATCGGTTCTGAATCCGTTCCAAATCGTGCTTATAGCTATAGAATACTAACACCGGATGCCCGTTAGCGGCTTCAACGATATCCTCCAAGGCATCCAACTTAGCATCATGTATGTGCTTGACCCCTCGATCCTCGTCATACACAGCTCCGTTTGCCATCTGTAAAAGCTTGTTGGATAACACCGCTGCGGTATTGGCTACCACATCCCCATCTAGGAAGGGGAGAAGCAGGTCCTTCTCAAGCTTTATATACTGATCCCTAGACTTTTCATCAAGTATCACAGGTACAATACGATCAATACGATCAGGCATATCAAGCCAATCCTCTGCTTTCATGCTTACTGCAATGTCACTGATAACCTCGTAAATTCGATCTTCAGCTTCTTTTTTTTGCTTCCACTCGTAAACAACATGGCCACTCTTGGATCCTGCAGTAAAATACCGATCCCGGTAACCTGTGATTGTCTTCCCAAGTCTATCACCCTGATCCAGTAGATAAATTGGCGCCCATAAATCTAGTAGGCTATTAGGTGCTGGCGTTCCAGTTAATCCAATTAGCCTTTTTACCATCGGTCGAACTCTGCGTAGAGCCCGAAAGCGTTTCGACTGGTGATTCTTGAAACTGGACAACTCATCAATCACAACCGTGTCAAAGTCCCAGCTTGTTCCAAGCTCACCGACCAGCCATTCAACGTTCTCGCGATTGATCACGTATATATCAGCCTCTGCTTTCAAGGCTTTACGTCTGATTGCGGCAGTGCCTAACACTTTGCTGATCCGTAAGTGCTGAAGATGGTCCCACTTCTCAACCTCACGTGCCCAAGTATCCTCTGCTACCCTCAAAGGTGCAATGACTAGAACTCGACCAGCATCAAAGTAGTCGTTCAGCAGCCGATCGATTGCGGTCAAGGTACTTACAGTTTTCCCCAAACCCATCTCAAGAAAAAGTCCTATGAAGTTTGTATTCAGGATCCGATCAGTAGCGTAATCCTGATATTGATGCGGTTTATATTTCATTGATCGCTACCTCCGAATCTATCACCCTTACGTCAAAGCCTAAAGCTTGAAGCTCCCTATGTCGTTTCAGCTGCAGGGGTCTTGCCTTTTCCCCTGGGGCTTTCATTTCGACAAATACCACTCTGCCTCCTGGGAAAAGGCATATACGGTCTGGCACACCACTTGTGCCAGGAGAAGTGAATTTCAAGCATTGCCCGCCTTGACTCCGAACTCTATTTACAAGCTTTCGTTCCAAAGTTGATTCAAGCATCAGGTTCCTCAAATCCAGGTTGGGGAACTTGTTCAGTGTTAAGGCGTATTGTTGTAATTATTTGATCTACTAGGTGCTTGTCCCAACTTTCTGAGGTATGTTCATGATCTCCCAACAAAATGCTAACCGCTTGAAGTGCTTTGGTCACACCTGTACGAACCCAAAAGAGTTCTGGATCCCCCTTAGGGTCAAAGGTAGCTTGGTCGAACTTAATTCCAGCATCTTTAATTATTCTTGCGAAGGATTGTACGTCCATATTTAAAACCTCCTATATCATTGATCTTCACGCACACGTATATGTGGGTACAAATTAATTAGCATAGGGTTTACTATTACCTATATTTACCTATCCCTATGCTAATTAACTACTATTACTTTGATTAAAAAATGATGATATATTGATATAATTACGGCTAACCTCTTGGTACGATAGGGTTTGTTAGTATCATCAATAATGATATTTTCATGTTCTATGATGTTATTCGGTGTATCATCATGTTCATCATAGAACATGATTATTTTTCTTGTTGATGCGGTCAAATCCGGTCTGTAACCCCCACTTTGGAAAGCGAACGCGTGCCTTTACTTCTTGCCATCCTTGGATGTTTCTCATAATGCCGCATATGATTCTAGCGTCCCATCGAGTCATATCTCCTATTTTCTTATGAAGACACTCCACCCATATCTGGGATGCGCAAACGCGATTAAAGAATTGATCATCTTCGCGATCTTCTCCCCACTCGTCCTCAATAGGCGCATCTAGCCACTCCCTGATAACCCCTTCGCGTGGATCCACTTCCATATGGGTAGTTTGCAACTGCAATGCCTCTTCCTTTGCTTCGTTATCCAGCGCCAAGGATTCCCCCGCCTTGTATAAGTGCAGCGCCTCAGCCCATATTTGCCCCACCAGTTCATCCGTTAGATGGTCCCAATGACTAAGCTTCGCTTTAATAGGTTCCACATCTACGGGCCAAAAACGGCGGTTCCCGGTAGCGTCCTGCAAGAAGTCTCTCGTATTCGTTGTGCCAAAAAATACACATTTTCTAGGAAAGTCAGATACCACCCGATCATAAGCTACACGGTACCGGTCCTCAGTCTTCGACAAAAAGGCCTTAACCTCATCAACCTCAGATTTCTTCATAGCCGACAGCTCACCGATCTCGAAGATCCAACCAGACTGCAAATGCTCTCCTGCCTCTTTGTTGTCAAAAGTTCGAAGCGAATCACTAAACCATTCACGCCCAAGCTTTGCAAGTAGGCTACTCTTACCAGCCCCTTGCGGACCCACTAAAACCAACATCTCATCAAATTTACACCCTGGACGATACAACCTAGCAACGGCAGCTATTAACATTTTGCGTGTAACTTGCCGAACATAGTGGGAATCCTCTGCCCCTAAGTAGTCAATAAATAAGTGCTCTAAACGGTGTACCCCATCCCATGATTTCGATTCGATATAAGCTTTAATCGGATGAAACTTATTACGATGAACAACTTCAGTAAATGCATTCTGAATGACTTTAGAAGGGCGTAATTTAAAAACCTCACCCAACCAATTCTCTAACCTCTTATCATCTGCCCCCGACCATGGCTCATAGTCAACATGCTGTCTGTCTTTCTCACGCCAAGGTAAAGATTTCTTGATGACTTCCGCGTTACGAAAGGCATCAAATGCAAGTATTCCTTTCCATACACCATGTGAGAGAATCATCATTATATTAGATGAGGTACATAGAACTTCACCTGTCTTATGGTGGCGCTCTATTTTTTCACCCCAGTTCTCATCCTTAGGCTCAACTTCTGGTTCATACTCAAAGTCGTCTGAATCTACCATTTGAGAGTATTCATCCTCTTGCTCTGCCATCGCTAGCAACTTGACCTCTTTCTGACTAATAGCCCAACGCTCCATGGCTGTATGACTTGGCATCTTTGTTATATTAGTCTGCTCACTAGCTCGATCATCTAAATGCCCAAATTTATGAATCCTTATTAGATCAAATAAGTTATAACTACGACCATCAGACACAGGATCTGAGTCCTGATGTGAGTATGCTAGATCCTGATCTGGAAAGACTTCGAGCCCATTCCCAGATGAGCCATTTGTATAGGTGTAGCGATTAGGCATAGACCCCGACACATACTGGTCAGGCAGGTGCAACTCTATCCCTTCTTCAATTCCGTAAGCCCTGCAGAGCAATCCGATCGTGCCGGGCTTTGTCCTCGGATCTTCGGGTTTCTTCCCACTTTGCAATGGTCCTGTTTTATCCTCCGGATGCCTCGGCCACTGCATGACATCGCGCCAATCTGCGTATTGATCTAGCACACTATCAACGGATAGTGGATCACCCTCGTACACTTCCAGTACCGGATCAGCATCCTTACTGCAACTTGGCAGGTACATAAGCCGGTGAACGTCGAACGTTGTCTTATCGAAGTACTTTATATCAATTTGTTCTGCTAGTTTACGAGATACAGCCGCATACTCATCCGGGCTCATTGTCCGATCAGCAGGTATAATCAAACGATATTTAGGTTTATTAGGACGATAGCTATGTGTAGAGTAGACGACATAAGCCGTCCCTCCAAGCACGAGTTCCACGGAAAATAGGAATCCATCATCGGCATGATCCACGTCTAGCGTAATCATGCTGCGTGTATCTACGTTCTCCTTCTTGCGCCGACCACCTCGGACAAGCCCACCAACAAAGGCAGGACCATCCTTGACTTTACCACGTGCAATATTGCTCATCTTGTCGTACTCGGCCATCGTCTCGGACGTGCGATGAACTTTTTTCAAACGGTCAATGAGCTCGTCCCATATTAAATACTCAGGTTTCCAGCTTGTGTCGGCTCGATGCTTGCCGAACGATATGTCTAATTCGATGTCGTGCATTTGACAAACATCCTTTCCATTAAACATGTTGCATTTTATAACGTTCATCATCGAACTGTGCATTAATTTGTTTTCAACGGACACCATCGTTTAATTGTTTTAAGAGCCAAAGGGCTTTCGTAATCCATCGTCCCAAATCCAACGAAAGTGTTATCCGTTACTTCATTTGCCTTTGGATGCTTGCAATAGTATTTCTTCCGACCAAGGTGATTTTGTTGCGTCTGCATCCTTCCAATCTGCTTGCAAAAGTTGCAATATTTACACTGTCTGCTAATGGTTTTCACTCCTTCGCTTAATGTGTCTACTCTTCAACTCCCAAATATTTGAGCGGCCCAATCACCTTCACGATCACGTAACCTCTGAGCTCCTAATCTTCCTGAATCCGCAGGCTTCCAAACAGGTTCTGTTGCCGCTCTCTCGAAATCCCATTTCAGATTCTTAACCCTATTTACAAACGCGTGATAAGAAATACCATTCCGATCTGCTAGATCAACCATGACTTTAGGGTAGGTTCTCAAGCACTCGGTAGCTCTCAAGGCATGTTCTCGGCGCTCTTGTTCGGATTCAATAGGTTTTGTAGCTGCCTTTTCCTCAGACCAGCCTAAATTGATACGCGACATGAATGCGGCATACTTAATACCGTTTTGCTCTGCCACATATCGCCACCGGCTACGATCAGTTATCTTTCTTGGCGGGGTAGTCATAGCCCTTTCTTTAGGCCAACCTTGTTCTCTAACTCGACGATCTAACATAGCTGGTGTAATACCTATCTCTTCTGCAGTTGCGTATTCTTCTGGGGTATTGTAGAAATAGTGTGACATCTGTTTTGTCTCCTCCTTGGCGGCGGTATCGATAAGATCCTATAGACCTCACCGATCACGCGCCCGTTATCATCTTTGATAATGTCCCAAGGGATATCTTGAAAGTAAGGATCAACAGCCTGCATAGCATTCAACCTCCAAACGCCGCTTATAACGGTTGCGATAATATTCAACAAGCCCTGCCTTTTTAAGAATTGCATATTTTGTCCGACAAACATGCTCCGTCTTACCAAGCGCAAATGCCAAGGTTCTGATATCGTCAATTTCATAAAACGTACACAGGTACTCCAGATCATCCATAGTGAAGGGCTTGCCGTGATTAAAGTGAAAATCAGGATGAAATTTCATACGTTTAAATCCGTCATACTCAATCCCGTCAATAGCATCCGATCCGGGATGCGAACTTGCGTTTTTTCTCATCGGAATCACCTCAGTCCTTCATATAGAAACTAGTTTCAAAGGCTTCCGCTCGAAGAGGTAAGCCTGGTGCCCAGTCAATAGGTAGACCCATGATCGTTGTGATCTCTTCCATACAGTCATTCTCAATAGGCTCATCGATAATCACTTCATCATGGACGTGCATTCTGGTTTTATAACCGGAAACATCTAAGCGGATCATTGATTCAGCTAGGCAATCTCTAGCAATCGCCTGTACAATGTTCTCGACTAACTTGGGTCCGTAAGTATCAATGCGACCCCAAGTCTTCTTGGTCTGATCCACACCGTCATAAGTGAGTGCAGGCTTTCCAAACTTACCTTCTTTGATTTGAGGATTTACGTAAGCCAAACGGCGACCAGATGGCAATTTGATGAATAAGTAACCCGAGTCATATTTGAACGACAAGCCGAATTGTAACTTAACCAGCGTTCGATCCTCTACAGCCGTCATAGCAGCCCTGTCCACGTCCCACCAAAGTTGAGTAATATGAGGGTTTGCGAATCTCCATGTTTTAACTAGAGGTAGAAGCTCATCTTCTATTAGCCCCATCTTCAAAGCGCCCATAGCTTCCAGCGCCCCGACTCCGCCACCATAACCAAGTGCCAACTCTGCAATCTTACCTTTACTCCGTAAATCCTTTGTGATCTCTTCCAAAGTCAGGTGGAACATCTGAGCCGCCGAAGCTTCGTATATCTTGCCGTGAGAGTTGAACACGTCAAGTCGCCACGTTTCTCCTGCAAGCCAAGCAATGACTCTAGCTTCAATGGCTGAGAAGTCGGAAACGATAAAACGGTTTCCCTCAAGAGGAATAAAGGCTGTACGGATTAACTGAGAGAGAACACCAGGTACACTACTGAATAGTAATTCTATTAATTCGTAATCCCCCGCAAGCAGAAGATTCCGCGCCATTTCCAAATCCTTAAGCTTGTTTTGAGGTAGATTCTGCACTTGTACCAATCTTCCAGCCCATCGGCCTGTCCGGTTAGCTCCATAGAATTGAAGCAATCCCCTAACACGTTGATCGGAACATAGTGCCCGATCCATAGCCTCATATTTTTTAACTGAAGTCTTGGACATTTCTTGTCGCAGCTCTAACATCCGCCGTGCACGATCACCTTTAACTTGCTCTAACAATATAGGAACAGAATCCTTCGTCAGAGCTTCAACCTGAATACCTTCCTCTTCCTCAAGCCATGTCTTAAGCTGTGCGACACTGTTCGGGTTATCTAATCCTGTGAGCTCCTTCGCTTCTTCAAGTCTTCGACGTTGAAAGTCGGCGTCACATTCAATCGCCCGTTCTACAAGTAACGGATCCAGTCGAATACCTGCATCATTGATACGTTGATCCAAAGCCCATAATCGGTGTTCACTCTCTAAGATCGGATGCTTAAGTAGTCGCTTCCTTACATCACGTTCAGCTTCCACGTCTTGACCGCAATAGTTCTTATACTCTTGCCATTTCTCAGGTGCATGGTACGGAAGGTTCCTAGTACGGCCACCATTGACCTTGGTTGGCTTACAAGGGACAGAGAAATATTTAATGAGTGCTTTACCTGCAGCGTCCTTCTGATGATCTACTTTGAGGACCTTAGATACGCCGTCCAGATGACCGGGTAATCCTAAGTTGAGTGCGTGAACTGCTGTGCATCGCCATTGTTCCGGTGGCATCGGTGAACCAAACTGTTTTGCAATACACGTTCGTTCAAAGTTAGCGTTAAAAGCTGTCTTAAGGATTTCCGGATCTTCCAAGGCATCCATAACCTCTTGAGGTATCTCTTCAAAATCTAGTAAATCCACTACTTTAACGGGCTCATCATCAAAGGCATAAGCGAATATTAGGATTTCAAAGTCTGGAGCTTCCACATACGGGTATACGCCTGACTTGAGTAGATCGACACTGCTGTAGGTTTCAATATCAATCTGTAAGACGGTCATATCACTTTCCCGCCGTGTCGCTGAGGACGTGTTGCGTTGTATGCCATCTTTTCATTGATAGCTGCTTCCAGATCAATCCCATATCTTCCGCAAGTAACAAACACTCTGATAACCACGTCTGCTAGTTCTGACGGGATGCCGCACGGTTTCCATTCGGGAGTCACTTGTTTATCCGTTTCAAAAATATTCGTTTCATTTTCTTTCTCGTACCAGTTTTGATTTATAGGCTTTCCATTCCGATAATCCTCCAATGCCTCAGATGCTTCCGAATGAATCAGTGAAATGGTTTCACCGAAACTAGGTTCCTTATCCCACCAACCTTTACTTACTGCATTTGCATGGGCTATTTTGACCAACTCATTGATTTGCATTGTGATTCCTCCTAAAAATTTGATAGAGAAAGGGGCTCCTTGCGGAAACCCCTCTAAGATGTAAGAAATATTAGTTCAAGAAATCATCGTCATCACCAATGTCATCAGTGTCAAAATCCTCACCGGAGAATTCTTCTCCAATGCTTGCACGACCACCACCTAATGGGTCACCATCCTGTATCTTGACTATGTTGTTAAGACCAGCAGCCACACCCCGATTACCCTTCACATCGAACTGATAAAAGTTAACGCTCACTTTCGCGTAGCATCCGCTATACACTTCCGTTGTGTCCGTGATCTCCTGAAACTTCGTCTTACCTTGTCCGTCTTTACCTACAGGCTTCGCAATCCCTGGTTTATTCTTGCTGGAAGCGTTAAAGAAATAATGGTCCGCGTATGCTTCATCATCTGGACGCTCCTCATCTCCATCACGTAGAGGAGTTTTAAACTTAGCAGGAAGCTTACCATTGTTTTTATCCATAGCCTGTTGCTTCAGTACATCAACTGCAGCCTTAATTTTCTGAAGCGTTGCCTTGTCCGACTTTGGGATCAAAATCGAAGTGCTGAATTTCTCTTCCCCACCATCGATTGAAGATGCCTCAAAAATATGTGCATAGGATAGGCGAGCCTTTCCTGTGATTACCTTAGTAGTTGTGTTATCAATTGCCATATTGTTCATTTCTCCTTTTAGTTAAGTAATTTAATGCGGAATAGATAATTCTCCGAGCGAGTCTAACGTTTCTGGCCAGTCACCCTCACCAGCAAAATCTTCGTCAAGACTGTTAAGTTCTGGACGCTTGTCCGTCTCAGGAACATGCACGGGCTTACCTGGTGGTTTCACAATCAGATCACCTAACAGATCACCGAACTGCTTCTTTCCAATCACTTTCTCCAACGCTGTGATTCCAAGTAAAGAACGAGGAGAAATAATATCTAAGTCCCAACCATCAGCGGCAAGTGCGCTCTCAGCTTGATCCTTATCTGTAATGGCTCGATTGCTTCGACCCTCTACCAACTTCCACAAAGGAATTCTATTCCCCGATTTCGCTTGGTCGAAGGCGTAATCTTCTACATCTTTAGCCCATACCTTCAACTGCTGAGCAACATAGAGAATCGATCCAATTTCATCCAGACTAAGCAAAGCAGGCTCTTTAAATTCATAATGGAGAGCTTCCATATTTGCATCAGCTCTAGCCCGACAATTGCCTTTGACTTTGCACCAGCGGCAATGATCACCTGCTTTAAAATCTCCCTCACCTGCAAAGGCTAACTCTGCGGCAGGCTTAACTACTGACTCTGCCCACTCGATCAAATCACCTATTGCCATAGAGTCTGTGCTAACGCTGTCCAATCTCGGTTGAGCAATAGTCATACGGACCTCATTAATCCCATAAAGGTAGTTATAGCCGTGCCATGCGCCAAGCCCGTATAGTCGAATCTGAGGATTGTTGAAAGCACTAACGGGAACGCCCTTACCGTATTTGAGATCAATAACTTCAAGTACACCGTCAGCAATGATCACAACGTCACCTGTACCAAAGCCATCCGGTACCCATTCAGTGAAGTCCAATCGATCCTCCAGCAGCAAGACGGCATCTACACTACGAGCCTTTGCTTCCATGAAGCGTTCAGCTACTAGATCAACATACTCCGCAACTGAGCTTTCCATTTCCAGATCATACAAAGGATTAGCCTTAATCTTCTCTAGAGCCTTTTCTAACTGCTTCCGTTGTTTTGAATTACAGGGAAGTAACTGACGATGCAACATAATTTCAGACAATTCATGCGCCAGTGTGCCCTCATTTGCGTACTCGCTCTGCTTATCTGCTATGCTCTCTTGAATTCTTGCGCTCGGTGGGCAATTGATCCATTGATCCGCTTTGGATGCTCCTAACAGGGCGTGAGCTCTTTCAGCATGTGCTGGTTGCGTCATAACGCTTCAAGCTCAGCTATAAACTCGGTACGGATATCTTCCGGAACATCTGAGACAGATTTCGACTCGAATTTATCAAGCAACGCCTTGATCGCCTTCTTAGCCTCCGGCGTTTTGCCCTTTTCTTGTGCCTTAGCCCGAAGGTCTACAATAGTAGGAATATCTACAGTATCACCTGCAGGTTCTTGGTCTTGTTCCGCTTGAGTGTCTTCCTTCACTGTCTCAGGCTCCTTAACTTCTTCCTTCTTAGGATCAGAGGCTTTACGAGTTTGACGCGTAGGTTTTAAATCTTCCAATGATGCTGTAACTGGTGCAGAGGCTTGTCCTGTAAAGGCAGCGGATAAGGTAGCGAACTCCTGAATAGCTTCTGCGGCGTTATCGCCGTTAATCGTAATTTGTACTGACATATATGAGTCCTCCTATAAATGAATTTAATTAGTGCTCATTGCTTTCAATATCTTTTCTTCATTTTTCAATATCATTTCTACACACGGTTTACACACAAGTTTGTCTGGATAAAGAGGCGTTAAAGAATCACGCACGATGCCACATAAGCAACACCCAGGTGCATACTTACGAAGAATGATCCTATCTCCTTCTACGAATACCTCAACAGGATCTCCATCGGCAATTCCCATCGTCCGACGAAGCTCCTTAGGTATAACCACTCGGCCCAAATCATCGATGCGACGTACAATTCCTGTAGCTTTCATATTGCATTCTCCTCTCGATCAGGTTAAACTGACCTTAACTATATTTTGTTTTACCTAAGCTACTGTTGGCGCAGTGGCTTTTATCCATTTCTTAGCGTTTTCCTCTGTTGCGAACCTCAGTACGACCATACGTTCATCGCGTGTCAGCTCTAGCCAAACTCTTCCGGTTACGTTCATCCTCTTGTCTCACCTCCCTTCAAGGTCTACCCCGTAACGTTCGTACAAGCTAACAAAGCGTTTCAAACTCATTTCTTTGGGTTTGCCATCACGTTGTTTGTGCATGTGTACTTTGTCTGCCTTCACATTTGCTACATCTACCACCCACGTTACAGGCTTATCATTGAGGTATTGGAACGAGTAAATGTTACCTGGCCGAACGATCACCACTATCCCTCCCAGCAGTCACCGCTACCACACCTAATCTGGTCAGTAGACATTTTGAGCTACAACACATTTCATGCCCGTACATCCAAGCAGTTTGACCGAGTATGATCTCAGTCCCACACTCTGTATTAGTGCAGTAGTCGATTACTTCATCAGTAGCTAGATCCAGAACCTTACTCATTGGCTTACACCACCTGTTGAGCAATAATTCCGATCTTCTTCTTCCTTTTTCCAACGATCTAGAGATGAACTACTAAATAGGTAACGTGGACTTTTACTGCCCTCTGCCCCTACGGTCCGGTGCGGAATGCGCTTGGCCTTACACAGATTTCGCAACGTATACTCCGACATCTGCAGATACTCACAAGTTTTAGAAAAAGATAAGGTTTTATCGGAAGAAACTGAAAGTCGTTCCATAATACGTTTCTCAGCATCGGCAACTTGTACTGCCACCATATCAGCAATGGCTTGCTCAATGGCTGTCATGAGACATCAGCTTCAATCCGGTTTTGAATAGCCATTTCCTTCACGATGGCGAAATAGATTTCTGTCAACTTCCCATCCTCAAAAACCACATCCAGCTTACTGACTTTATCAATCTTGGTTTTAGCTAGACCCTCTAGCGCCATCCGCTGACGCTTATTCACTACTCGCTTAGTTAAATCGCACCTTGCCCGATCTTCTAGTCTTTTGTAACTGTCAGTACGAACATCTTGATAGGAACTACCACCACCAAGAGATTGAGCAACTTTATTAAGAAGACCTGTTACCTTCTTACGGCCATCAATCGGATTTAAGGCAAGGATTTCATTTTGATTCTCAACTTGCTGTTTGACTGCATCTACATCATTTTTCAACTTCGATTGCTCTAACTCCATTCGAGCCACTGAATTAAAGATTTGATTGAATAATTGCAATTCCGGCGATAACGCCTGAGTATTGATCTTCACGCTGTAGTAATCATCTACTAGTAATTCGTAAGCTTCCCAAGCTTGATCTGTGTTGAGTGACTTCGCGTGCATCCAAGCTCCCTTTTCAGTCCAGAGATATATGCTAGGGGCAAATTTGAGGTTATCGTCAATTTGACGATTAGCTTTGAATTCCTTTAACTCCTCACCTTGGATCAAGAAGAAATGCTTTTCTGCTGAATAGCGATTTTCATTTCTTTCGAAATTCTTACTGATAATCTTTGTTTCTGTACCGAATGACTCAGCGAGTTGCGCTGTTGTCAGCACACGCTGTTCAGCATGATTGATAACTTGAAATTGACTCATAAGTTTTTCCCTCCCGTTTTTCATCTCAGCAAAGCATCTACCTTCACTCCCAAAGCATCAGCTATTTTAATAAGCGTTTCTGCAGTCGGTCCATGCTCTCTACTTCCTAGGTTATAAATGACCGTCATCGACACTTTACTTTCCTTACTAAGTCGATACAGCGTCCACCCCTTGCTTTCGAGTAGCTTGTCCACGTTACTTTTGATCAGCATCCCCATGTGTTTCGCCTCCTTCTTAAAACAACACTATCACTCAGGTGAGTTACTGTCTAGTTAGGTGTGACTCATATACGTTATAAAATGTCTGGTTTTCTGCATTTAACTCTTTATAACTTGACATATCTAACTCTTATGAGTTACTATTACTCCTATGAGTTATAACTTAAAAGAGAAAGGATTTGTCAAATGAACGTGTACAGTAAAATAGAAGAGTTGATGGCGGAAAAGGGGATCAGTAGATACAAGCTATCAAAGGATACTGGAATCCCCTACTCTACGCTTACACAAATACTAAATGGCAGAACTAAAGACCCTCAAATCAGCGCACTACAGGCAATTGCTGATTATTTCGATAAATCTTTAGACTATATATCGAATAATTCTCTCGGAGCGATAATCAAAAACCGTCTCACTGAGATAGGAATTACAATGGAAGAATTATCGGAGCAAACAAAAATCCCATTGGATAAATTACAAAATATTGATAACCTACAACCTACTCCACTGGACTACGAAAAGGATGGATTATTAGATCGCCTGAGTCGCTACCTAGGCGTTTCGTCCTACGCGATAACATCAGCCTACGCACGCCAAGAACCTCCAGCCTATGATGGTCCACAAGATAAAAGGAGTATTGAAGAGATCTTTGCGAATGAAGATTTCAATGAAGCCACAGAATATGAGAGTCCCAATCAATTAAAGTCCTTTGAAGAAACCTTTGCGAGAGATGATCACAATGAACCATCCCAAATACCCGAATGGGCCACTTCAAAAGACGCTAGAGATTTTAAGCATATGCTTGAGGAAGACACACCTGTAATGTTTGACGGCGTGCCTATTGAAGGGGAAGCTAAGCAGCGTGTTATGGACGTTCTTACAGGGTTATTCTGGGAAGCTAAAGAACTGAACAAGAAAACCTATGGTAGAAAGAAAAACAAGAAGGGCCCCACAGATAACTCCAACGGGTAGGTGAGACAACTTGGATGATACTATTACAAAGCTTGTTCGGAAATTTAGAACAAATGATCCGTTTCAAATATCCGAGGGAATGAATATTTTGATCCGATTCACAAGTTTTGGAGATGGGACACGGGGTCTATACTATAGAACATTAAGACGAAGATTCATTGTTATTGATGAAAATCTCGACGATCATTGGCAACGATTTGTATGTGCTCACGAGCTCGCCCATGACAGACTCCACCCAGGATTTAACCGCTTCTGGCTGGATGAGCATTCTTTCTTTAACGTGGGGAAGTTTGAATGTCAGGCTAATCGGTTCGCACTGAAACTCCTTACACACACCACTGATCCTGAGATTGGGGAGAGTAAAGAAACTTACCTGCTTCGCTGCTCCATACCTCGGGAGTTACATAAGTTTTACTTATAACCTATGCGCTTCCACCGCTGCAAGGCGGTTTACTATATATAAAAATAGAACATGTGTTTGTAAGGAGGAAGAAGAATGGCAAGTGGGAGCATAGAAAAAAGAGGTTCAAACAGTTGGCGACTCATTGTTGAGGCCGGAGATTCTGGTGTGCGCGATAAACAAACAAAGACAATTAAGATTGATGACAAAGCACTATTGCGAACAACCAAAAAGCTACAAGAATACCTAGATGATCAACTGCACGAATTTAAGAAGGAGATAGAATCGGGTGAATATATCAAGCCTCAGAAGATGACTCTGGATCATTTTTTTGAAAACGAATGGAAGCCGAAATATGCGGCCAATACTGATAACCTATCCCCTTTATCCTACAAAACTTATCAGACCTACTACGCGTCACACCTCAAGGATAAACTAGGGCATAAAGAGTTAGGCGTCATAAAGACAATCCATCTAGTTACCTTTTTTACGGATCTCGCCAAACCAGAAGCCCGTAAAGATGGCAAGGACAAGCCGCTGTCGTCTGGCACCATCCAGTATATTTATCGGATACTGAAAAACATCTTGCAAAGAGCAACCGAATGGCAGTTTATCAAAGCCAATCCGATAATTGGAGTTAAACGACCTAAAGTTGTACAGACAGAGAGTGCGTACTACGACGAGGACGAAGCAAAAGTGATTATTGCTGCCCTATATGATGAACCACGAAAATGGAGGTTATTTATCCTAGGTGCCATGATCGGTGGCTTTCGTCGTGGTGAGCTAGTTGGGCTAGAGTGGAAAGACATTGACTTAATTAACGGCACAATAGATGTAGTTAATAGCATATCCTTAACTGAGAAGGGTAAGGCGATTGAGAAGGGTCCAAAAAACAAGAGCTCAAAACGGACAGTCACTCTCCCGGACTGGTACATGGATGAGTTAAGAATTTATCGTAAAGAATGGGTAAAGGAAATGTGGGAGGTAAAGGAAATGAAGGTCTGGAAAGGTGAAGAACGTGAGTATGTCTTTCACGGGGGATTCGGGAATCCCTATTATCACTCATATCCTTACAGATGGTGGAGCCGATTCACAGAAAGACGTGGTCTAAAAAAGATACGGTTCCATGACCTGAGGCATAGCTGCGCCACGCTGCTCATTGAAGCTGGAGCATCCATGAAGGCAATCCAAAAGCAACTGGGTCATGCTAGAGAGCAAACCACGTCTGATATTTATGCTCACGTCACAAAAAAACTCAGCCGTGATACTGCTGAAAAGTTCAATAAATTCTCCCCGCAAAACCTCCAGCTTAACACCTCAAGTAATCCCTCCGCAAAATAAAATTCTTGGGGACAAGTTGGGGACGGATTGGGGACGAGATTCACTTTCCCACCCTATTTATCACTAATTCTCATTCGAGGTTACATTCCAAGAATCCACTTATACCAAGGTTTTTCAAGGTTCACTAGGTCTCTCTAGGTCAATAATTTCACTTTGACAGGGTAGGGGTCACTGGTTCGAATCCAGTACAGATCATTACTGAAAACCCTTGTGTAGCAGGGGTTTTTCTTATTTCCAGAAGTATATCTATTAGATGCTTTCAATGGATTGGGGGAGGATTGGGGGAGGAAACAAAAAAGCTCAAGCAAAATTCTAGAGCTTTTTTTGTTATCTTATTTTTTTACCTATCTCAACCCCCTTTTCAATGGCGGCCGAAAAAAATAAATAAGCCATCACTTAAATTACTCCATTATTAATATCCAATATCATTCTGTGGAATCCCTGAAAATTCGAAGAAGGAAATATCCATAGAATGGGCATTTCCTTCTTAATTTATATTATTTTTTGTAACGCTACTTCTAAAGAATATAATTCTAATCTTAGTTTAATTTCCTTCAAATATTAGGAATCGTTTTTATTTTTGGATATATTTTTACATTCTTTTTCTTTCATTTCAAGTTCTTGTTCTCTCTCTTCGATTATAATCCTCATCCCTTTAGCCATAAGTTTTATGAACTGCCTCTCGTATGGTTCTCGCTTTATCATTCCGCTTGCATCTCCTTAATTCACATTTATTCCTTAATGTACATTGATACAACTCAGTGAGTTTAATTCAGTACTTTCCAACCGGCTGTTCTCTCAACCATTTTTCAAGGAATTCTCTAGTCTCTCTAACGGGGAAATACCATTTAGTCCCCACTTTATGTTTAATAAATCTCGGATCAAAAAAGAATGTATTTTGAATTGTATTCCAACTCATACAGGTCCGTTTCATTAGCTCTTTACTATCCCAAAATACATATTCCGCATCTACTTCCTTAATCAATGTATTGATTCTCTCTCGGCACATCTTCAAGACTTCTTCCTGATCGATATCAACAGTTACTAATTTCCCCAAGAATATCCCCTCCATTAATCTTGTTTTTAATAGTAACTAGTAACCCTATTACTATCTCTTATGTTCACAGTATATACCAAACGTATGTTCTTGTTAATTGAAATATATTATGGTTTAATGTGATTAACGAAAACGTTGGAAAGTGGTGCTGATTTATGAGAGTCCGAGAACCAATATCTGCAATGGATCAAAGACTAGTCAAAAAGTATTTGTTGTTGCCTCTTATCCTTACGGCGTTCGAGCGTGACAATAAGATTATGGGTTCAGATCTATTTAAGACACCCATTTACAGTGAGGTGATTGAGAAGGCCATGATGGACGTCACGTTAGAGCTATCGGGAGTGCGTAAAGAATTTCTAAAACGTGGAATCAAGGTATATGAAGAACATCGGTATGTAGATGGAGTACACGCATATTTTAAGTGTCGAGGGCTAACCGGGGAAATGTCAATGAGGTGGGAATTTGTAACTGCTGAAGTATCTGTGTTAATGAGGAAATACCTGGGCTTGATATAAGTATGTATCAAAAAAAGGATTTACCGGAACATATGAGGGAACCTATAAATATTTTGTGAAAATATGGATATATATTCCTAGTTCTGATAGACTAGTAATGCCATTTATTATCAGATATTGGGGGAATTGAAATGAAAATGAAAATTGGATTGCTACTCGCATCTATCATGTTGTTGCTATCAGCATGCGCTTCTAATGACTCTACCAAATTAAAGAAATTGGAATCCGAGATTAGTGCCTTGAAGCAAGAGAACGAGCAGTTGAAAGGGGAACAAGCATCACTTAGCACAGCTGCAAAAGATTCGGACTCACTAGCAGTGTCTGAGGATGTTAAAGAAGTCAAACAAGAGGATCTAACGCCACAGGTCATTACACTCATGAAAGGTCAGCCTTATTCAATCGAGGATTTCGCTGAGGTCATTGTGTCAAAGACACAGTTTTCCAAAAAAATTGAACCTTCTAGCCCTGGATCATACTATACTTATTACGAGTCGAAGGAAGCTGATTCAACCTATTTGGCAATAACTTTAAAAATAAAGAATCTTGCCGATTCGGGTAAAACAGCTGATACATTAGCTGATATTAAATTTAAATATGATGGCAAATATGAATATACGACCTTCACAATTCTCGAAGAAGGTAGCGGTGAAGACTTCACGTATGCCAATATATCAAGTATCCAACCATTAAAAACTGGAACGTTGCTATATTTAGCAGAAGTCCCTAAGGAAATAGAAACTGATGAGAAACCGTTAAGTGCAGAAATCAAAATAAATGGGGAAGCCTATGAGTACAAAATCCGTTAAAAAGGAACTACATATAGCAGCAGCAAGCAATCAGAGAGTAAAGCTTCTTCAGTATAATCCCCTAAGTTATTAAGTTTCAGTCTAATAGTTGATATTCTCCTTCGTTCTGGAGGAGTTGTCCCACAACTGGGGAGAGTTCGAATTTTATCATCTAAACAGACATTACCCCGCAGACGTAATGTCTGTCGGGGTAATCATAACTCAACGTTATTCTATTGGAAATTGTATAGCTGGACCAATCCAATCAAAGGAATCAAGTATTTTTTGATACGCTTCTGTTAATACGTTCAATGTATCAAGACTAACCTCTAGTTCTCCATACTTTCCATTATCCATAGTATACCCCAGTTTATTATCATTCAAGGTACTCGAAATCAGCATTCCGGTACTAGAGCGTATAATATTGTTACGGAGAGGTTTTAATTTAATCTTTACTCCTTCCCTCCCTATCCTTCTAATACGATCCTCCTTATGAGCTTCAGAATTCCTTAACTTAGATACATTGGGATACTTCGATATTAACTCCTTGATTATTACAGGAATCTCTGAAGGGATATCTTCAACTTTGGCTAGCACTCTCAATAGTTTGAATATTGCATCCACGCTATACAAAAAGGATTTTGCAAATACAAACTCAACTGAGTGTTGATATGTTGTTGGTATTTCACCCCGAGCCCATTTTTCTCTTTTGAGAATAAGATCAACATCTATGCCTTGTGGATTCTCTGACAGAATTTCATTTATCCGAGTCTTTTCTCTTTTTAATGTAACGGAAAGGGATTCATAGGGCTTGCTTCTCTCCATCTCAAAGTAACTTAAAGAAATAGCCGTCGCAACTAATTCGCTTTCAATGTTATTTAGTATCATCTGATTTTCAGCAGCCCATTCAATACCGTAATCCAAATTTAATCCAGGATACCTGAAATTAATAATATGCATTTTCATACTCCTCCTAACCTCCCCATAACTATCATCAGAAACAGAGCAATACTCCTAATCCTGACTATCATATAATTATAGTTATATTGTAATATTATGTAAACAATTTCATTTTTCCCAGAAAATACATCTCTACCCAAACAAAAAAATAACCCCACCAACCGAAGTCAGCAGAGCTATTCGTACACATCAATAAAAATGGGTTATCTTTATATTAGAAGATGAACCTTAAAGGGAGATTATATTGGGGTTAGAAATAGATAAAGACCACATTGGTGTTATACTAGTTAAATATCCAATTTATTAATTCAGACCATTAAGTAACCTTACTCAGTGAACGACATGAACCCAAAAGCGTTCCATAGTGCATCAAAAATTGGGGTCAGTTGTTCTTTCAGGTCAGTCCGCGTTTCGATAATAACTTCTGGGAAAATAAGCCTATCTTCGTCAAGCGGTGGAGGAGAGTCAAACCTCTCCCGGTTGATCTCAAATACGTAACCTTGGACACCGTACATAGACACAATAACATAAAAGGGCTCTTGCATGCCCATCATCTCATAGTTCATAACATTCTGATTCACGAACTTAAAAATATTCTTAGGAACACCCTGTGATGAGATTCGGCAATCTCTTGTTAACCTACTCGAGGCGCCTTCAATAATCCCGTTACGAAAGACCTGAGTCAGCGAGAGTTCTTCTTTCCCATCTGCTTCTGAGTAAATACCATGGAAGTTAATTTGAGGATTCCAACCTGCACTGGCCATTGGAGTTAGACGGAGACTGGAGAATAGAGAGAGGTCTAGTGCAAACCGATTTTCAAAACAGGACACTGGTAAGAGGTGGACAAGGGTAAAAGGCTTTGAACCAAATTTTAATGAATGGTGCAGTACTCTTTCCTCTCTAAATTGACGCACCTTATTAGCGAAATCCCCGCTTTCAGCGAAAATCTGCCGTAACTCGAAGACATCTAACGGGAACTTCCCATTCGACTTTCTTGAATAGAACTTGGCCGAACCTTTGATTCGATGAGGGCGAACCCAACTACGTCCTACCCGAAACAAAAAGACATAGCATCCCTCACTGACTTGAAAAACCTTGGTGTCTATATGGGGGAGCTTGGGCTCTACTCCATTCTGGAGGATATTCATGAACTTCAGTAATTCCTTATCAGTGTCCGTCGTCGCGATCCCTGGTAGACTCACCGTACCATCTTCGGGTGCATCGATTCCAAGAAAGAAATCCCCACCAAAGGTATTTGCAAAGGATGTGATGGCTGCACAGAAAGAGTCCGCATGCGGCATCTCTCCTTTAAATTCATGGTGTTGATCCTCTTTCATATTGAATTGTGCAAATTGCTGAAGATCGTCAAGGCTAACGTTATCTAATCGCTTAGAGTATGTAGACAATTTATTAAACCTCCAAATCAGATTTATATTTTCCTGTGTCTCCGATTACTCGAGACAATTTTATAAATATCATTCTATTTAAACCTGTATCATTTCGATAATGAGCCTTAAAAGGAGATTATATTGAGGTTGAAAATAAATAAACCCTCTGGCATCACAGCTTCAGGGATTCGTTTCTCTTGTAATATATTATAAGCTTATGTACTTTTACTTTGTCTGCTTTTACTCTACTGTCACAATGTACAAATTATAGTCCCCATCTTCACGTTGTTCACTTCCGGAAATCGCAACTTTCCCCATTTCCTCCGAATTCACATCTTTAGGTTCATCAACCTTCTTGTAGAATTTTTGATCCAAATACACGTAAATAGCCATCGCTTATCTTCCTCCTCAAAAAAATACTTTGATATGTTATTCAGGTATATAATAACATAAAACGATTAAATTATTACGATTTTCCATATTAACCCCAGCTCTTAATAAGAGCAAAGTATTACATAAACTATAGGAGCCTTCCGCGACACTAATCGGAAGGCTCCTATTAAATTTACTCTTTAGTTGTGCCGGCACGCTTATTAAACGCCAATTCAAAAAGACCGGTAGCACTCACTCCAGCAAGTCCTCCAGCCCACAATCTCTCTGCAATAGCTAGCTCAGTGAATGGATAAAATGCGGCACCAATAATGAGCCCAATCACCAAACCGATCAGCGGCAATATATTTTTAGGAACATTAACCATTCTCTTTACTAATTCAACCCCTGCCAACACAAAAACGGCCAACACCGAAGCGAAGACCAACACATCAACTAAGTTTTGATTTTCCATATTACTTATTTCCCTCCTTATTTAAGTTAATAAGCTGAATAACTCCCGAATCGTAGAGACCTAGATTATAATTCATCTGAATGGCTAACAAATCAGCGTGACTTTTATCAGTTGTCTTTGTGATCGCTCCAGCTCTCTTAGCTGCTGATAAAGATTTATGAGCCCATTCGGGTGGCGCTTGATTACCTGTGATATTAACACGCTTCTCTAATGAAACCATACGCTTCTCCTGTGCTTCAATCGCTTCACCTTGTAATTGAATCTTCGTTTCCAATTCTTTGATATTAGCCATATCTGAATCATCCTCCAGTGCTTTAATTTTCTTGATCACTTCATCCATTTGTGCCTGAGTGGGGCGTATGCCTTTTAATAATTGCTTACTTACGCTCAATCCGAACGCCATTTGAATATGAGGGCGATCTTTAAAGTTGATCCAATCCCCACCCCACTCAAAACCTAATAATTTCGCCTGTGTCACAACTTCCAACCAATCTGATATTCCGTTACTGTTACTGTCTGCTGTCAGGTCATAGCCATTTCTGGTTAAGACAAAATCACCGGCTAAACCGTAGTTATGCATCGAATAGCCAGGCTTTGCATTAGAAACTATCTTTTCGCCTTTAGCTTTACTTGCCTTTGTACGTCCTTGATCATAGATAGACTGTTGCTGAGCTGATGAACGATAACCGGACGTGATACGAATCTCTACGCCCTTTGCATAACATCGTTCAACAAGCTTTTCCAACCCTAGTTTCACAGCTGGAATAAGCTTGTCCGTTATCTCTGCAGCAGACTTCTTTTTTAAATCTTCAAGTGTGGCCACTTTATAGCCCCCCTAATTTAACTGCAGTCACTATAGCAGCCATCACGATACCTATTACTGATCCACCAATTGTGCGCCAAAGCCACTTTTGATCAGCTTCAATCTCATCAAGTCGATGGTGTGCTGATTTTGCTGAACTCAATGCTTCCTGTGCGATATCTTTAGCATTCAATTGGGCATCCAGTTTGGTCTCAACACGTGTCAGACGTTGTAATATTTCTGTAGTTTCATCCATACAACTTCCCCCTTTTCTATCTAAATACAAATAGCCCCCATAGTTATGAGGACATAAAGGTAAAATCTCCTTATTTGTCGAATGGTTATACCATCTGACTCAAGGAGGTTTAATATTGCGTGCTTACCATATTGATAGAAATAATTCTTTAAAAGAAAATGACACCATCAATCTATCACAAATTAATACCTATCCTTTTTTCCTGAAAGAAATAATGGAACGCAGATATCCCGATGGTCTTTCTCAACATGGTGACAAGTACTACGCTCAGCAAGCTAATAAAGATACGTTGCAAGACGTATTAACCGAGAATATTTATGAATATGAACGAAGGTTGTATTTTTCTCATCTTCCATCTCGTTTACAGTCTGTTTTCGCTTCTGAAACAATAGAAGATGCACTCTTTTGGAAATCGAGAATCGTTCAAAAAGAGTGTACAATCTGGGAGATAGAGTTTCACCACAACCAATATATTAAACTTGATGCTGCATGGCTTGGAGTTAATAAAGATGAACTGTCGTTTTTAGTTGCTGCGTATCATGCTGAAAAATACTGGAGAACGAAGGAGCATCGAACTTGTCCAAACCTACTTCAACGTAATTTTAAACAAGGTGTGCCAGGAAAAGTATTATTAACCGACATCACGTATTTAACGTACAAAAACGGCAAGCGTGCCTATTTGTCGACCATTAAAGATGCCGAGACAAATGAAATTTTGGCTTATGAAGTGTCGGATAGAATCACATTAGATATCGCACTCAATCCATAAACTGAAACAAAAGCATCATCATTTAACCAAAGATGCCTTTATTCATTCGGATCAAGGCGTGCACTACACGAGCCCGCAATTTCAAAAGCTAGTTAAGAAAATGAAGTTAGGTCAATCTATGTCACGACGAGGAAACTGTTGGGATAATGCCCCACAAGAATCCTTCTTTGGGCATTTTAAAGATGAGACGGATATCTAAAATTGTGAAACGTTAGAGCAGGTCAAACAAGAAGTTAAAGATTATATGATTTATTACAACCATTATCGTGGCCAGTGGAATTTAAAAAAGCTGCCGCCTGCAAAATACAGACAGCAGCTTCAACAAGTTGCCTAACCTTTTTATAATTGTCCTTTACAATGGGTACATTTTAAAAAGTGTTTCTGAGTAACTATCCTTTATATTTATTATTCGGGTTCTCTATTAGCCTATTCTTCTAATTCCTCAACTTCCTCCTCTTCAAGCATCGCTCTTTTACTTTCCTCCCACTCTGCTCTCAAATCTTCTTGATCTCTCCATTCAGCTTCCTCCTCTTCAAACCTCTCTCTTTTACTTTCCTCCCATTCTGCTATCAAGTCTGCCTTCAAGTCTTCTTGATTTCTCCATTCAGCTTCCTCCTCTTCAAACCTCTCTCTTTCACTTTCCTCCCACTCTGCTATCAAGTCTGCTTGATAATCCCATTCAGCATACATTTCTATCAATTGAGCTTCCCAGTCTGCTCTCAATTCTTCCCTATAGGTTTCGACATTTTGATCATTATCTAATACTAAATCCATAGCAGTAAAAAAATTGCCTAATTCATTCATACGTTTCTTTAAATTTACAAGATCAATTCTTTGTTGCCTTGTAAATACAGGTTCCAGTTGCCTGTTAAGTGGATATCTAAAATTGATAGAACCACCATCTTTGCTTTGAAATTGTGCCACATAACTTTTTACAGCTCCCATCATATTGCTGAGACTTTCATTTTTCCCTAACAACATTGGCTCTATTTCATCCCAAACAGACTGTAAATTATGGCTAAATCTTTTTAATTTAGTCCTTTTGACTTCAATAGTTTCGTTTGAATAATCATAATATAATGCTTTTAAAGATAATTCCAAAAATTGTCTATAATTGAACACAATAGGAAACTGGTGATAACCTAAAATATACATGTCTTTTGATTCTACTACAAAATCCACTGCTATATCACTTACCTCTTTATAACCTTTGAGATAGCTGTAAAAGCTTGCTTCATCCCGATCTTGATGGGCAAAGTCTTGGTAATCGTTAGTTTCTTTAAATAATTTTTCTCCATTTTTAGGATACTCATTTACAGCCCTTTCTCCAAACACATCTTTATCTAACTCTTCCATTTATTATAACCGCCCTCGTTGTCTTATTGTGAATCTTATACATCTGGGATCGGGAGTAGTACGACATTTTCTCCCTAAAATTATGTCCTCCAGTTTATTTTTAGCAAATTATGGTATTTTCCTCTTCAATTCTAACATTTTCATATTACGATGTATGTGAAATTTTGTATTCATCACTTTCTTTCGATTATCACTTAAGAAGGTTTGTTCCGTCATAAACACAATTATAGATAATAGTGGTAGATTCTTAATCAATTTATTAGTAGAATGAACTTGCATAAAATCACAACCCTCATGTGGAATAATAGAAGAGACAAAGGGGAAATTACAGCATGAAGATTTTCGGATTCAGAAGTAAAAAGAAGTGGAAAATGTTTTTAGCAAGTATCACTTATGCTTTTATTCTCATGGTTATTGTCATCGCAATCATTGATCCTTCAAGTGAAAAGACAGCTACACCAGATGAAGCAACACCTGCTGTAACAACTGAACCAGTTGTGTCTACTGAAGCAAAGGTTGACTGGAAGAGTAGCGTTGCTACAATCGCTAAATCCGATAAAACGGAAACAGAAAAATTTGATGAAGTAAACGTTCTTGCTAAAAGCTACGTCCCTAACGAAGGTGAAATCAAAGAGTTCGAAGACTATATAGTCAAGGAATTTAATGATGGAACATATTTGAGTGATATTAAAAATCATGAGTATATGTTGACCAATATTTTCAAAGCAAATATAGTTGAGCAACATTACGATGACTCAGAAAATAATCCTATAGTTAAGTTTGCGTATGACTTCTGGCAAAATACTAAATACACCTATAGAGGTGCAGATACAGTGGACAGCGATGCAGTGAAGTCAAATGAATCACAGATGACGAAGTCATTAGCAAAAATTAAATAAACATTCGAGTTGCAAGTGCGTGGCATCATCCCACGTTTAAAACCGTTCAACTCTGACTCAAAACTATGCAGGAAATAACAGATAACAGAGAAGAAGACCTACCAAAGCCTATTACAGGTCTGGTAGGTCTTCTTAGCTTACGATTGGGGAAAATCAAGACGCCCTTCTTAAAAATAATATCTAGAAATATTCCTACTTATTAACCGATATATGTTAGTCGTTCAAGAAGTCACTGCTAATCTTCGGAAAAGAATAATCATAGCAGATATCTTCCTTCTTGCTTTAAATTTTGGCAACATTTTTGGCAACAAATTAGAAATAACAATAGAAAGTAGTTAGGTAATACAAGGAACAAAAATCCGCTACCCCTTGATATACAGGCATTCCTAGATATACCTACACACTAGGAGATACAACCTATTTATCTTGACAGGGTAGGGGTCACTGGTTCGAATCCAGTACAGATCATCATTGAGAACCCTTGTGTATCAAGGGTTTTTCTTATTTCAGCAGCCCATGATCACTACGAAATTACGCTATGATACGAATTTGATACGAATCACCTTTAAGATACGAAAAAGCAGCGGTTTATATTCCGCTGCTTTCTTTATTGGTAGAAACGTCGATATGTGTTCCTTCAAGCCAGTTCCTGAAGACAAGTTTACTGAGGTATTAGGGCAAAAGAAAAAGCACCGGTTAGGATGCTTAATTCTTCGCTTTATTTGATCTAAACTCTAGATACTGAGCCACTACTTTCTCACCTGTAGTATTATGTTTTTTAGCTATACTCCACCAGCCTTTTTGTAAATGTGGAAGCGCCTCATCAAAAGGAAGCTTTCCATATTTATCTTCGAGTGCAAGACACTGTTGAATAATATCGTTCATCTCATCACCTCCCTTACATCATAATTCGATATTTGGAAGAAATACCCTCTTTGTTCAATATAAATGAGACTGGCAGCTGGTGCTCTTATAGGTGGGGTACTTACCGGAGGCATTGGACTTCTGGCAGGTGCGGCTATTGGTGGGCGTAAAAAAGATAATTCGCTAGCAGTTGTTTCCTTCACAGACGGTCCATTCGAGAGCATTATCTATTTCAGATGCGAACAGAAAGAATATCAAAAGCTTGTAGCATTATTATAATTGTTCATCCTGAAATTAGAAGGTTTGATACTTTGGATATGATCAAGTTTATGAAAAAGATGTTTAAGTGATAGGCGGTAATTTATGCGGATATCAGAAAAAAGTATCTAGGGTAATAGATATGTCTCATTAGAACACGAAAAGATCCTGTAGGCGCTATGCCAGCAGGGTCTTTTCGTTGTCTTCAGCAAATCAAGCAACTTAAGTAATGATTCCAAATACTTCATGCACTCTGTCTAAAGCTAGGTTTGTATTATAGAAAAATCCGGGTTACACGAAGCCTGATGCTATGACTGGACTGTTCTTTCAATTGTATTCTTTTTAGTCAATATGCCCATGAATCCAGCAATAATGAAAAGAACACCAGAAAGTATGTAGAACATTGAAATGCTTATGAATCCTGCGATGCCACTAATTAGCATCAGCCATCCAGATAACCTCGGCTTGCTTTTAGCAAATGCAGATCCAACTATACCTAAAATACTAAATAATAATGCCGATACCGCCAGCGCGCCTATTTGGGATGTGCCACTATCAGACAGAGCAGCGTCCACACCACCAATAAACATTGCAATTATTGAAGCAATAATCCCAAAAATACCAGCAATCAAACCCATTGCAAACATCTTTTCACCCTCTATTCGCCATAATCCAACATAAATCCTTTTATTTTCCCAAAAAGGGTTAAAATAAAGGACTACTCTATTTTAAAAATAGCCCCCCACCAACCGAAGTCAACAGAGCTGGATAAAAGAGGAGTACCTCCTTCTCTGTCGAAATTTATAGCAACAATTAAAAATAGATATACGACGGAGGATCACATGAAAACAAAAGTTTTGATAGGGTCTCTTATTTTATTATTTGTTATTTCTTTGTCAAATGTCTCAGTTTCAAGCGCTCAAACATTAACCCCTCAGGATATCTTAAAAAAGAAATATCCCAATGAGATAGTTACAATTATTAAGACGATGGACGTTAACTCAGACAATAAGAAAGAATCATTTATTTTAACAGACTCAGGGAATTTTTATTTGATTAACGCTAAGGGGTCTATTGTCTTGATCAATACAGGATTTATAATTGATGGAGCCTATTACGATGAGGTAAATATACAAATTTACTCTGTAAGTAGCAAAGAAAAACATATAGCCATCACAGGTTCCTTTTCACCCTCAAATACCCAGCTATATGTTTATCGACTTCAAGATGGGACATTAAAACAGGTTCTAAAGTTAATGGGCGATCTTGATGTTCAAATTGATAAAAAGGGTAGAATACATCAGCTTTGGAGGGACTATTATCCAGAGGGCGGCTGGGAAATAGCCGAGGGTATATTTACATGGAATACAAAAATAAATAAATAAATAAATATAAAGGAACAGGGAAGTATGTTTTACAGTAAATTTAAAATCCAGAGGATCAGAGGTACCACCAAGATTCTACGTTGGATGTAGATTTTTTAAAAAGTAACGATTAGATAATACATTAAAAGAGACCACTTGGCATTAGCCTTTGTGGTCTCTTTTATCGTATGTGGTTATTTAAGAATACATATTAGTTTAGAAGCAAAATGCACTGGTAATGATAACCAACAAAATGAACAGAACTAAAATTGCCCCTACGCTTCCACCGCCGTATCCACCAACAACTCCACTCATCGTAATTCCTCCTTTCCAATCGGGTACACGTTAATGTATGCGAAAACATAAAATTGGGATTGGGTTTAATGGCAAGAAAGATTCGGGCTTCATGATACGTTATTTTTTGCTCAGGAAACAGCCTGATAATTTACATATTGCTAGGATTGCACCATGGCTGGATGATGGTTATAGCTTTCATCCTTCTATCTATCCTCTTAAATAAATTTCTATTCAATCAACTTTTCTTGTAGTAAAATATTAGGAAATATATTACTTTGGGGAGATACAGGAATGAATGATATTGGATTGATCATTTTGATATTGCTCTACTATGGATTTGCTATTTGGGTCGTTAGAGATATCTCAAAAAGAAACTTAGGTCCAGCTGCAAATTTGATTGTGTTTATTTTTGTGTTTTTTGTACCTCTTTTCGGTGTGTTGGTGTACCTCTATTTCCGATCCTCATCCACTCCAAATCAATTCCGACGTTAAAATAGTGTCATTTGTGGTTACCGCTGTGTTCATACTTGAAATTCACCGTTGTTGTCACCATACGTCCCCTTACTGAGCAATAGAAAAAGCGCCTCAACCGGCGCTCCTAGAGATTAGATAGATTTGTTATATGTATAACGTAACATGGCTCTTATATGATATTGCTACGCATGTTGTTGATATTGGTTTTTGTCCCAAGTGGACATCCACTATCAGCCGCTAGAAAGACGCCAAAGGTAAAAGTAACCTTCGTGAGTGCAACATTAGTCCAAAAATAACAGCGTGGGGGATGAATGGTGGTGGGGAGGGTTTGTTAATGGAAAGGAATTATCCGATGGTTCAAGCGTAACAATTAAAGTAGACTCTAATGGATCTATCAAGTTACGTGTAGAGGCTCAGGAACAAGATAAGTATCCTGACGATGGAGCTATAAATGTAACTGTAAAATTGTCATCTTTCAAATCTTCCATCACTAAGAATATGACTGTTATTGTTCACACAATGCTATTAGCCTACTAAGGTATTCGCATTTAAGAAGCAATAAACTGGATTATTCCAACACTGAATAAGAAAATTATAAATCCCAAAATAACCCACAAGACTGTTCTCCCACAGCCTCTCCCTTGATTCGAATTACTCTCCAACACATGAATACGGTTTTCAAGTTCTCGTATTCGTTCCTCTTGATCCGACATTTGCACATCTCCAATCATATGTTTCATTTCTATATCCTTTTTCTATCTAGATTTCAATAAAAATAAACTTAAAAACTCCTAGAACTTTTTTATTCTCAAGGCCATCAGGAACATTAAAAATCGAAAAAATTATGAAGTTATCCCGGCCGGTAACCGAGTTCAACAGAGGTCTTCCAATTAAGCTTGTAATTCCTTCAACAAATTCACTTCCACCTGATCCCATCATTTTTTTCAT